TCCCGGTCGATGGCTTCCTGTGAAATCAGCGGGATGCCAAGCTTGCCGTCTTTATTCGGTGAATCGCTGCCGACCAGTTGAATGCAGATTCCGTTGGGCCGTTTGATCGGCCAAGTCTTTGTCTCCGGTGTCTGGTCGATGTTCGATTCCCAACCGCCCATGCTGGCTGCCGGTTCGGCCAGAACACCCAAAGCGTCTGTTATGTCCTTCGGGTTGCCGAGGCCGACAACGCGCAGCCACGGGTTCTTGTCCAGGTTCGAGATGGTGTGAACAAATACCGATGGCAGGAGGTGCAACTCGTCACCGATAAGGATAACGTAGGTGTTCTTGGCACCTGCGAAGTCCCCCAATCCAACGTAATCGTCCCCGCGCTTTATCGGTAACGCTACGGCGCCATTCCTGAAGTCGCGACCTTCAGCTGCCTCATGCCGCTCATGGGTCACGATCCGGCGATGCCCCTCGATCAGATTGCCTGAAAGCCAATTGTATCGGCGCTTTGCATACCTATGATACTTCTTCATTTCACCCCAAACACGCTGCTCAAGCATCTGCACCGTGGTCGAACAGACCATCACCGTCGTCTTGGTAGGAAAGCAGTAATACCACATCAAAGCGTTGGTGGCCGCGGAACAGGTCTTGCCCGATGACGCAGGTCCAAGCTCAACGATGGTGCGGTATTCAAGAAAGCAGCGCGTTTCCAGTTCGTTCCACTTGTGCCATTTCTTGGAGGCTGCTTCCTCGGTTTCACCGGGCCATGGCCAGATCAATTCCTGGGCGCGTTTGAAATGGTAGAACAGTCCGTTGCCGACAAATCTGTCGTCTTCCTTGTCATACCATCTGCCTCCGTTCTGGATCATATACATTTCCATGTTCAACTCGTCGGTGACAGATGGCCACTCCAGCCCGTATTTCTCGTAGTAGTCTTTTGCCATTGACGAAAGGCTAAGGGTAGCGTGACATTCGCGCAAGATGCCGACTAAGAGCGATGTCACCCAGGCCGATGGCAGCATTGATTTTTCGGGCGGGGTCAACTCGATCAAGGTGACAACCATCCAGAGTCAGGCAAATCCCGATGGCCTTGCCCGTAACGAACTGGCCTGGCTCGACAACGGCACCGTCCGCGATGGCGGCATCACCACGATCACCGGCTGGGATTTCCTTAAGCGCCTCATCGCATCCGGCCTATACCAAGGCGGTTCGATGTATGAACCCGACAGTGCCAACCCCTACCTGATCGCCTTGGTCAGCGGCCATCTCTACAAGGTTGATCTGGACACGCTCGTCACACTTGACCTTTCAGCGATGTTCAACTTGTTCATGCCGGCGACTCAGCCGCAGGCTTACTTCGTCCAGGCCGAACTCTTCCTCGTCATCCAGGCGGGGGACAATTCAACGCTGCCTCTCTTCTGGGACGGCACGAAGCTTCGACGGTCAAAGGGAATTACCAATCGGGCTGTCGCTCCAGGCACACCAGGCGTCAATGAGATTCCTGCAGCAACGGCGATGGACTATTACCAATCGCGCCTATGGTATGCTCAAGGCCGGCAATACTCTGCTGGGGACATCGTAGGCGGTTCCTCGGGGACCATCGCCTATACCTTCCGCGATGCGGTCTTGAATGTCACGGAAAACCCGCTCGTGCTCTCTGGCGACGGTTTCACGGTGCCGACCAATGCCGGGAATATCCGTGCGCTGAAACACTCAGCCAACCTCGATACAACGCTCGGGCAGGGCAACCTCTACATCTTCACGCGCAAAGCCGTTTACAGCCAGCAGGTGCCTGTCACACGCGCCGATTGGATTGCAGCCAACAGCAATAATCAGCCAGTTCAAACTGTGGTTCAATTGGTCAACGGTTCCGTCAATGATCGTTCAGTGGTGGCTGTCAACGGCGATCTCTTCTATCAAAGCCTGGAGCCTGGCATCCGCTCACTGATCACCGCCATCCGTTATTTCCAGCAGTGGGGCAACGTCTCGATTTCGGCCAATGAAGAGAGGATCTTGCAGTTCAACGACCGCGCCTTGCTGCACGCCGCCACGGGAGTGACCTTCGACAATCGCCTGATTCAATCGGCGCTGCCCAAGCAGACCGACAGCGGCATCGTCCATCAGGCATTGGTCCCCATGGATTTCATTCCTGTCTCAACCTTCGGCGCCGGCCTCGCCCCTGTCTGGGAGGGCATGTATGAAGGGTTGGATTTCTTCCAATTGTTCACAGGAGACTTCGGCGGTCTTGAACGGTGCTTTGCCATCGTGCTGTCCCGAATCGACCAAGGCATCGACATCTGGGAACTGACCGATTTCCTTCAGGGCAACAAAAACAAGTTTGGCGATGCTCGGACCACCATGATCATCGAATTCCCGGCCTACACTTGGGGCGATGAGTTCATGCTCAAGAAGCTGGTGTCTGCGGAACTCTGGGTCGATCGGCTGATCGGCACCGTCGATTTCACCATGGAATGGCGTGTTGACTCCGATCAATGCCGCAAGTTCTGGCACAAATGGCAGCAGTGCAGCGCTCGCAATTCCTGCGAGGACGCTCTCAACCCAATCTGTTACCCGCTCAAGCCGTTCTCTGAATCCTTCCGCGCCACCATGACGTTGCCCAATCCACCGGAGACATGCGAGACGACCACCGGCAGGCCCGCGCACATCGGTTACCAATTCCAGCCCGTGCTCACCATCAAAGGCTTTTGCCGTATCCGCGGCATTCTGCTGCACGCTGAACAGGTTGACCGCAAGCTCTACCAGAGCATGGTGTGCGAGCAATACCCCACTGAGCCGGGATCGTTGCAGTTGCCCACGCCGGTGCCGCCCGGACCTATCCCGCCGCCTGTCACTCAAAGCTTCACCTTGAACCAAGGCAGCGATCCGATCCTCGGTCCTCCATACCCGGCTGTCGATTACGAGTTGCTCATTGCCTGCCCCGCAAACGGAAACTGCACATCGTTTCTGGATGACATGACCACGCCAGCCATGCCTTACGGTGGACCCAATCGACTCGGCTGGTCTGTGCCAGATTTGTTTGTTGCACCCCCAACGAACAACGAATGGTCCCTGCAAGATTGGCTGAACACAACGCCGCAGAACACCGGGTTCATCGTCAACGTGCCCAAGCCTTACAGAACCGGCATCGACGGTTTTTCAGTCCGGGCACGAATTGGCACCAACGCTTACGGTGTCCAAAGTTACGACCTCAACAATGCCGTTGATCCGACCCAAGGACACTTCGGAACCTACGGAGCACCAGGTTCCGTAGGTCCACCGCCAAATTTCACACCAGGCGGTGGACTTGGAGACTTCGACGTTCAGGTTCTCTGGCTAGTAAGGCCCAGCAATGTAGCCATCGGAGACTATGCCCACTACATTGTGGTCAGTGACTGGTCCAACGTCCAAAACATCGGAGTGATCCCATGACAAGACGCGACTTTTTCAGCGTGGCCGCTGCGACACCCCTTGCCATCAAGCATCTGAAGGATCGGATTATTCCACATCACCATCGTCACGCAGGCAAGGCTATGTCACCCAAGGTCGCACAGGTGCAGAAGGAATGGTGGAACAATCCGCAGGCAGTGGTCGCATACGCTGACTCTGAAATTGCCGGAATGCCTCAGTTCCCGTCGATAGCAAACGGATTCGGTATCACCAGCCTGAAGTTGTCCAGCGGCAACGTAACGATCACTTGGCAGAATGGTGGCGGCCCTTTCCAGTTGCAACGGCAAGGACGAATACCCGGACCTTGGATGAATGTCGGCAACCCAACGATGCAACGAACTAGGACAACGCCGCAGTCCGGTCCAATTGAGTTCTTCCGGCTACAGGATGCCGTGCCGCTCCTTTCAATCAGTCAAAATGCAAATCAATCCGCTCACCTGACTTGGCAAGTGCCAGACCTTTGACCTATGGCCGATTCAATAGACCACTTCACTCTCGAAAGCTCCACCGACAACGTGACGACCGCAGATCAGGTGACGCACTGGCAGATGCTCAATTCGAACATCAGCGGCAGCCTGCGTTCCTTTGACGATTCCCAGATACCGAATCCCAAACTCTGGTATCGGCTGACCGGCTACTCGGTCAACGGGGTTGTGATCCCTTACAACATTGTGGGGATTGCCGTTAATAACGGGGGCATGCTCAAGTTCGTGAAAATCGCCTCTGCGGGGTTCATTTCCTCGGCGCAGATCAAAGCCGTTGCGTCGGATTCGTCCGGTAACATCTACATCGCTGGCGTAGGCCAGAACTCGGTCAATCCCGGTGGCGGCAACATTTCACTGCAAGGCAACAGCGGAGTTTTTGTCGCCAAATTCAGGAGTGACGGCACGTTCGTTTGGCAGATGAAAATTGACGGTCTTGGTGACGATTCTGTTTATTCGCTCGCCGTTGACTCAGCTGGCATGTTGATCGTCGGCGGTGGGTTCCAAGCCACCGTTGATTTTGGAGGCACATCCCTCACCGCCACGGCAAACCCGGTCTTCGGCACATTTATCGCAGATGGCTACATAGCCAAGTATGACCCGACCGGCACTTCGCCAGTCCTTCTTTGGGTGAAACAATTCGGTGGCACCAGTGCGGATCTGATCAAAGCCCTGGCCACCGACAACTCGAACAACATTTACGCGGCCCTCCAGTTCCAGTCGGCATCGGTAACCATCGGCGCGAGCACCTACAACAATTTCAGCGCTGGCACGGATGACATTGCCCTGATTAAATTGGATTCGTCAGGTGCTGTGGGAATGAGCGCCCACTACGGCGGCACTAATTCGGACATCGTTAACGGCATCGATGTGGACAGGCACACGGGCGATGTCGTGATGTGCGGACAAGTGTATGGTGCCAGCGCACCAATCACCACCAACCTGGGAGGCGGCACGGTGTCGGCCAATGGCACGGCCTTGTTTGTGGCCAAATACGACGGCACAAACTTGAATTACAAATGGGCCAAATACCTTTCCAGCAGCACCAGCGTATCGAACACCCAAGGCGACCAAGCAAGATCGGTTGCAATTGACCAATCCAACACAACGACCCAAGGGCGTATTTTCATAACCGGCAGGATATTAAACGCGCTCGATTTCGGACTCGGGCCAACACAGAGCGGCGGCGTTTTTCTGGCTGCTTACGATACAGGGGGGGCGCCTGCCTTTTCAAAGACGTTCAACAGTTTGACCATCCCGGCTGACCCAACGGACATCAGCAACAGTATCGCCTGGTTCAATGGGGTGGTGGCAATCGCCGGGTCGCTTCAAAACAGCAATTCTTTGGGGGTAGGTTATTTCTGCGCCACGTTCACGCCGGATGGCACCCTGCGTTGGACGCGTAACGCAGCCATCAGTCAGGGGAGCGGGTCTGCAAGAGGATCGGCCGCTGGCTTTAACATTGCCAACGGCGATACGCTTGGGGCGGGAGATTTTTCCGGGACTGGCGTTGACTTCGGAAATGGTGTTGGCCAATCCACAACCGCGAACGCTGCCGGCTTCACCTGCGATTACGTCACCTAATAAAGGTGTACTGACCGTAGATCAACGGCGGCTGGAGCGTAAAGCCATTGTCCATGAGGTAAGCGATAGCACTCGCCAGCTCCGTTCCCTCGGCCACATCAAGACCGCCGATGCTGCGGTTCATCCATGTGGTCTGCAGCCCTACTTGAGGGAGAACTTCGTCGCCCCAAACATTCGTGGTGATTGGTCCGTACTTCGGTCCGTAGGCCAGGATAATCACGTCATGCTGCACGCGCCGGGTGGGTTCTGCCTTCGCAGAGTGCAATGACAAACTCACGACGACCAGCGTTAACAAGGCACTTAATACAATCAACCCAACGAACGTATCTAACTTTTTCATAACCGTCCTTTCAAAACTGCCCGCCCGTGTCGGCAAAGAACCCCCCAAGGAAAAAGGGGTCACCCTTTCGGGCCACGGGCGGGCAAGGTATGGTATTTGGTGAACTTTGCCGTTTCACAGTTGCAACCTTAAACGAGCAAACGTAGTGTGTCAAATAGTTTATGAAACCCTGTCCGACACATGAGGATTGCCCGGACCTTAACCCGTTCGCAAATCTCAGTGCGGAAGATCCCGACCTGGACACCACCCCTGCTCTTTTCTTTGGCTGGCTCGATGGACAATACCCGCTGCTCGGATTCAACTGGACGATCCCAACCTGCCTGGGTGTGTGCGACTCTGATGTGTCTCTCGAAGATGCCTTGCTCTGCGCCATCCAGCACAGCACCGAATGTTCAGCCGCGGCGGTGGGAAAGAAAGGTGGCGTGTTGAGCAGCGGACCGCCACTGGTCATCCGTCCTTTTGACCCGTCCGGTGGACAGCCATTGTTCCCCAATGACCCGCAATCCTGTTCCATCGGTCTTTGCGCTGACGGAAGCCGTTTCACATTCATTGTTCCCCGTGGAACTTTTGTCAGTCCAAACGCCGATTGGTCGAATGAAATTGCCAGGAGCTACGCTTGCCGGCGTGCGGCTGTTGTCAGCTTTTGCCTGAATGACATTCAGGAACTGGCCTGCACAAGCTTGGGGTATCTGCAAACGATCACGACCTCGGGCGGCACGGCGCCGATCACCTACGAAATCATCGCCGGTAATCTGCCGCCTGGAATGGAGCTTGACCCCAATTCAAATCCCGCCACAGGCAGAGACTGCCAGATATTCGGTGACCCAACCGAGGTCGGTTTCTTCGATTTCACAATCCGGGCGACCGGCGCAGGCAACTCGGGGATGCTCGACAAGGATTATTCGATTGCGGTGCTCGGCGTGCAGACCACGACCTTGCCGGATGCGCCCGTTGGCGCAGTCTACAACCAGCAGTTGGTTGCCGATGGCGGTGTTCCTGACTTCACATTTACCTTGGTGGGTGGCGCTTTGCCGCCTGGATTATCGATGAGCAATTCAGGTTTCATTACGGGCACACCCACCGGGTCTGCTCAGACCTACAATCCGCAGATCAAGATCGAGGATTTCACAGGCGATTCGTGCGTCCAAACTTTCACCATCAAAACTACGTCTGTCTGCAACCCGACCGTTACGCCAGGTTTGGACACCGGGTTGCTTTTGGCCTTAGGCGATGTCGCCTATGCAACCGTCAGTGACCGCCTCTTTGCCGTGAGTGCCGCCGGAGGATCGAGCAATATCAAGATCGTGCGACCCGACACCGCCGTCGTCGAGGCCACGCTTTCGCTCCCCGGCACGATCTACCTCGTCTTCTACGAGGATCTCAACAAGCGCGTCTACGTCGGCTACCAGGACGCCGTATCGACTCACGGAAGGATTCGGGTGTTCAACGCCGCCTCGCCTTACAACCAGATCACCGACATTGATCTGGGCGTCACATCCACTCCCAATGCCGCGACGATTGACACGGTGCGAAACAAGGTCTGGTTCCTGGATAACAACATCACAGGGCAACTTTACGTTGTGAATGCTTTGACGTTCGCGTTTAGCACGATCACGGTCGCCGGTTCATTTGTAGCCGCTTCCCTGGTTTATTGCTCGAATCAAGATCTGATCGGTGTTAGTGGCGGCATCTTTTCGGGTGGATTGAAACAGGGATTGGTAACCTACAACCCAGGAACGCTAGGCGTTGTGAACAGTTTCGTGGTGTTCGGTTCCGAAGACGCCGACAATTATAACGAGTCAGCCTACTCGCCCGATAACGGCATGGTCTACCTCAACATGTATAGCGATGGCGTTTTGAGGGTCAACCCGGCCACAGGCGCGACACTGCTGATTGCCATTGCCGGCTGGAACAACGCGGCTGCAATTGCATGGAACCCTTGCACACACAGGATCACCGCCGTGAAGGGTTTCACCGCAGACAACATCAAGGCCGCTTACATCCCGGTGTCCACCGATACGCTACTGTCAACCGTCAACGCTGGCGTCGTGATGGCAGGAGGCATATACCCCGGACGACTGGTGTTTGACTCGCGCCGTTCGCGACTCTGGTTCAGCACCGGAAACAAGGTTTTGGAATTTACTTGATTCTTTTGGGTTACTAACCGTAATTGCGCCATGGACCGCACGCGACTTTATGACATCCGGCTGAGTCGGTTGCCTGTGTCGGTGGGTCTGTGCCAGGCCGACATTCCCGGTATCGCTCGCATCGTCAACTCAGCAGAGCGACGGTTGCTGCTGTGCAAGGAAGCCGGCGACGAAGGTTTCTGGGGTGGTTGGGCTGAGATACAATTCAACCTCTCTAGGGATCAACCTTACGTCACGTTGCCCCGCTCTGTGGCTCGGTTGGAGTTCGCCTCCGTGTGCGATCACCCGGTCTGGGTCGAGAACCAGTTCTACGAATATCTGCGGTTTGGCAATGGCCGGATGCCCAAGCAATTCCTGCGCGATTTCCCCGGCTGCTGGGATCTTCGAGCCTACTCCCGCAACAACACACCTCTCTGGAAGGATCTCACCAACACACCGCAGTTCATTGCCGCGTTTTATTCGGACCCAGGTGACATCGGCAAACGTGTGCTGATCCAGGGATTCGACGGCAACGGCGTGCGCGTTTACACGCAGGACAATCTTAACCGTGTGGCTGGCGTGTTCATGACGTTGCAAGCACCGTTCGTGCAGTCAGACCGCACCTTCACATTCATCGAAGGAGTCCAGAAGGACGTCACGATCGGCGCAATCCAACTTTTCCAGGTTGACCCGAACAATGGTGCGATGCTGCCGATCCTGACGATGGAACCGAGCGAGCAGACGGCTTCCTACCGCCGCTATTTCTTCGACAGACTGCCCCGGACCTGTTGCCTGCCAAATGCGGTCGGCAACCCGTGCCAGTTGAACTCCAGCGGCAACGGCATCATACCGATCACGGCGATTGCCAAGATGGAATTCATCCCGGTCACGGTTGACACCGATTACGTCGTTCCCTACGGCAACATCGAGGCGCTCACCGAAGAGGCGTTGTCGGTTCGTTACTCGCAGATTGACACCGCCGCGGCGAAGGCAATGTCCATCGAACATCACGCCATGGCAGTCTCTTTCCTGAAGGGTGAGCTGACGCATTACCTCGGGCGCGACTTGCCTGCAGTGGATTTCCGGCCATTCGGTTCTGCTCGGCTTGAGCGGGACCGAATCGGCATCTTGATCTGACTATGGCCACTTACACCCAAGTTGCTCCTAGCACGCCCCCCAACATGTATAGCCCGACCTACGGCGGCATACCCACCGTGCCGGGTCCGACTGCTACCGCACAGAGTGCTCTCGCAGGAAACATCGGCAACCTCGGGTCCATCTACGGTTTGGCTGGAGGCTTGAACCAGTTCCAGCAACAGCAGGCTGGCTTGGGTCTGCGTACCAATCTGCCTGGTTATGAGAGCATGATCACCAAGTCCTCTGGCAACATTAGCGACTTGCTCGCCGGCCAGATTCCTGCCGATGTGATTTCGCAGATCAACCAAGGAGCGGCAGAACGCGGAGTCGCGACTGGCGCTCAACCTGGCTCACCGAATTTTATGGCGGCGCTGTTGCGTTCGCTTGGTCTGACCTCGCTTGGGTTACAACAACAGGGTGAATCGGAATTGACTGCCGCGATCGGTCGGACCCCAACGGCGCCGTTAATTGATCCCACGGCATTTCTCGTATCACCGGACCAGGAACAACAGGCCGCAGCAGCGCAAAGCCTTTATGCCTCTGCGCCCGTGCCGTCTCTGGCGGCAGCTGCAAATCAAGCGGCGGCAAAGCAAGGGTTGGCTCAAGGTCTGTCGGCGGTGCGTGCTCCGGGCATCTCGATGCCGACGATCACCAGTCCTGGCGGCGGGGGCGGTGCAACGAGTGCGACTATCGGGCCGCTCGGCGCTCTGGGACCGTTCGACACCAATCGTCCCGACCAATTCACTACGCAGGATTGGCTGGCGAGCATTGGCTTGGGTCCAGGCGGCACAACAACCGGGGCAGCCGCTGCCAACCAAGGCTTCGAAGCATCCGAATACGGCAAGCCGATGGGCGATGCCGGCATGAACTATCAGCCGACCAGTCTTGCCGAAGCCGCGAATATGCTCGGCATGGACCCGGCTGAACTGGATGCCGAAACCGCTCAGTTCTATTTCCCTGACGCCAGCTTTGGCGACCAAGGCACGCCTGAATACTCCTCACCGGATTATAGTTACTACGAGGGCGCATAAATGGCTTACCCGATTCCTCCCTGGTTAGAGCAACAGCGGGCTGATCCCAGCGGCGAATTTATCCGCGCATTTCAGGCAGGGGCGCAGATTTCCGAAGCGCAGGCGAGGATGGATCAATCGGCGCAGCAGACCGGGCTTGAACTGGCTTTGAGGCAGCAGACCTTGCAAGAGGAATCCGCTCGTCGCTCGCAGGAACTGGCCATGACCAAGGCTTATCATGACGCGACCATCGGCGTGCGGAAACAGCAGCTTGCTCAAGCCAAAGAAATCAACGATATGAAGATCAAGCAGGCCGCCCGGAGCTTTGCCGCGCAGCAGACGATGCAAGGTCTTGTGAAGGGCGGCATGGACCCGATACACGCAGCCATTCAAGCGGGGATACCTGGGGCGTTCTCTGGTCAAGCGTTGGCTGCATCGGCAAGGATGCAACCGAAAGCGCCCGTGATGCCGGTTGACCTCGGCGGCGGAAATTTCTATGTGCCTCAAGGTGGCGGGCGCCTGCAACAGTTGAAACAGCCTGAAAGAGAGGACACGCCATTTGCGCCTATCCCCGGCATTCCTGGTGCGGTGGGCGGTTACCGTGGGGGCAAATGGACGACCATACAACCTCGCGCAGGTGGTTCACCATTGGAACAAATCCTGGCTGAACGCAGCAAAGGCGCGGGCACAAATGCACCCGGTCCTGTCGGAACTCCCGTTGCCACACCAACCGTAGCACCGCCCAAGATCAGCGCCATCAAACTGATTCCGTCTCCAAGCAATGCTGCGCCGATGGGAACAGCGCAGCAGACAGGGATAGTCGCACCTCCTACGATGTATCCTCCAAATCGCGCCGTTCCATCCGCAGCACCAGCCCCACCACCGGCAGCAGAATCGCCCCTAACCCCCGGAGCCGCCTTTTTCCGATCTTTACCACAGGATAGCTATGAGCAAGCCAAGGCCAAAAGCAATGCAAGTGACAGGACGTTAGCCATTCTTCAGAAAGCCAGTTCGTCACAGTTGGCCCCGTTACTAAAGCAATTTCTGCCGGATGAATTATGGCTGACTGGCCCAGGCCCGTTTTCCATCGGCGAACGTGAATTAAAAGAGAAACGCGACCAGTTGCCAGCCAAATTGACTGACGAACTAATTTCTTCGGGATACGAACTTTAATGCCTCTTTTTGAAGCAGAGCTTGATGATGGCCGCAAAATCCAGTTCGAGGCAGACCGACAGCCCAACGAACAAGAACTGGCGCAAGCGCTCCATTCTCAAGGTGTCCCGGGGTTCGCCCCGAAAACGTCAGCACTAGGCACTTTCGGCAGAGAGGCCGCCACCTCGATAGCGCCATCAGCGGCAGCTGCTGCTGCCTTCACACCTGCCGCAGAAGTAGGGTTGCCGTGGGCACCCGCTACCTTCGGTCTAGCGCCACTGGCCACCGGTTTGATTGGTTCCGGGTTGGCCGCTTATGGCGTGTCCCGTTTGCAACGTGCCGTTTTGCCGCAGAGTTTCCTTGAGGAACAAGCCGCCGGTGAAGCGCAGCATCCGGTAGCCGGCGCTGTTGGAAGGATTGCCGGTGCAGTTCCTGCATTCCCCGTTGCATTGCCAAAGACCCTTGCCGAAGCAGGCGGCCGTGCCGCGATGCAGGCTGTTATCGGCACTGCCCAGACTTTAGCTCAGGAACGGCGTTTGCCGACCTTGCCTGAGACATTGGAGGCTGGTGCGACCGGGCTTGTGCTCGGTGGGCCGAACAAGATGCTCTTGCCGCGCACCGCACGGGCAGCAGGAGTGAAAGGAGCGCAAGATGCCAGCGGGATACGAGAAGATGCGGGACAAGTTCCAAAAGCAGGGGTTGTCCCACAAGTCAGCCCAGGCCAAGGCCGCCCGGATCTGGAACAGCCAACATCCGGGCAACCCGGTGGGCCGGCACAGCCACAAACGCAAGTCGCCCCAGAAGGACAGCCGGGGGTATTACTAAGCCCGGAACACGCCGCCACTCTCGAACGCGAAGCCACAGAGAAAGGCGACAAGATCACTTTCAATCAGCCCGGTGACTTGCCTTTCGCTCGCGGCCAGATGGCAGGCATAGACCGCGCCACCAGGACCATCAACATCAACGCGCCCGAGGTCGAAGCCTGGCTCTCCAGACGACCGCCCGAGATGCGTGAGCAGATGATCCGGTCATTGCTCTCAGAGGAACGCAATCACCTCGCCACATCGCCTGAAGATGCCTTGGGTTACTGGGGCACGCTCACTCGCCTTGAGCAGTGGGCCGAGAAGCGGATCTACGGTGGCAAAGATTGGCAGACTCGCTATCCGCATTTGGCTGATCAGGATTTCGCCTTTGAATCGCTGCGCCGGCGCATGGACATGGCCGCTCGAATGCCCAGCAGGGAATTCGCTGAGGCAATGGGACGGGAGAGAGTCACGGTGGCTAGTCTCGAAGCCATGGGTCGCGCTGTGCGTGGTATCCGTGAAACCTTGGGCACCAAAGCCAGCAAAGAAGGTTTGGCGATTCTGGATAGGGTCCAAGGCAATCTGGCCGATGCAATTGCGATTCGTCAGGGGAAACAACCGGCTGCTCTATCCAAAGACGAACCGGAAAGGATAGAGGAAGTTGCAGTCAGGAATCCAAAGACGGGACAGCAGGCATCTAGCAAGTCCAAGATTCATGTGCAGCTCTATCCCGAAGTTGGCCTTGATCCCCTTTCGATGCGGTCATCAGAGGTTGCTCAAGCGAGCGGCTACCTAACCAATAAAGGCCGGTTCGTAACCCAAGATGAAGCCGATCAACTTGCACGCACGGCAGGCCAGATACATCCGCAAGAAAACTTAAGTGGCGAGTTGGTAACAACAATGCCTTCCGCCCTCTCCAAAGACCCCGAACTAAACCTGCCACCCCGCAAGCCCGGCGAAGAAGCTGCAACCGCCGCTGAATTGTCTCGAAGACCGTTCAATGCGTTGGAACTGGACAGGACCGCCCAAGCCCATTTTCAGTCTGACCCGGAGAAAGCCTCTCAATTCAAAGAGTTCAGCAAACAGATGCAGTCTGCCCACGGACCCTTGCCAACAGGTGGTCTGGTTGATGTCTATGGCAGGAATGCCTACGAAAACCTTTTGAGCGCGTCTGGGGACGTTCTGGAGCGATTACGCCGCAGTTTCAGACTGACTCGGGCTTTCGGTGAAAGGCCGATTGCTGATGCCCCAGTGGAGACGAAAGAACCGGTATCAGCCGAAGCTCGCACCGCCCAGGCCAAAGCTCAAGGCTACCGTAATGCCGTGATCCGTGGCATCCACGATGAGATGATGAATCAGGCTCGGCAGTCTTACCGTTCGTTTACCCGTTCGGCCATCGCCCCGGAAGACATTGCCTTTTACCGTGAAGGCGAACCGGGTGAAGGCGGTGCCGCCCGCAAATCGCCCGAAGGGAAGTTTTACACCCCGGCATCTGAGCCTGCCTGGAACGTCATCCATGGTGAACAACTCAAATCACCGGATGTGCTTGGACGCATTCTGACCCAGGATGCACGCGAAGAAGGATTGCCGGTCTCAGCCAGCAAACGGGTGACGGTGTTGCTCGATGAGAAGAGCGGCAAGGTTCATGCCGTATCAACATACCGGGATGGACGCCGCGGGCCGGTCCTGTTCGACCCCGGTATCCCCGGCTTGAACACCAAACTGCAAGACATTCTCAAACGCTATCGGCCTCTCTACTCGGTCCTGCTGGATGAGCCGGCCAAAGATTTCCATCAGACCTGGGACACCCTCGGTGACTTTGAGAACACTTTCGGCAAGGAAGCCAGGGAACGACAGGGCGCCTGGCGCGAGCAATACGAACCGCCAACGGCTGAAGAACCCAGCGCTATGCGGGGACCGCCTCCTGCCCTGCAACAATACGGGCCGATGGTCGAAAACGATGCCCGATTGTTGTTCGATCACATTGAGGGGTTCACAGACCCCAGCGATCCTGATCGAAGCAGCCGCGAGGCGTTTGCTGATCTGGCTCAACAAATGGAGCGTTACCGCAAAGAGGGAAGCAAACTATCGGCTGAGAACCGGATGTATTTCACGCGCCTTGCATTGGCGTGGCAGAAAGCGTATGATGCAATCAAGGCAAAATATCCTGAACTGAAAGAAGTTGATGAAACCGGAAGAAATCAAGTCGAAGATAGACTCCACCAAGACCTCACCGCTAAAGCCAATGCTCACGCCGGAGATGCGGAAGCGTTCACGCGAGCAACCATTGGGGATTACGCCCCACCAACTGGTGAGCCTTATCCAGTCGCTGCCGGTCGAGGACAGCCCGTCCGCGAAGTAAGTCCCGCTGCCCTTAGCAAAGACGAACAACAGGACGAACGGTGGCGAGTCGGACAGCGCAACCCGACCGCAGTCAACGCCGTCGAGCGGGGACACACCCACCCAGCAGTGGTGGACATCGCAACGATGCGCCAGAACCCGGAGGTCTTTCATACCGCAGCCGAACTGGTTCGCAGGTTTTACAAGTATGCCTTGGGAGGTGCCAAAAATCTGACTGACGACCAGGTAATCCAGAAGTTCCGCAAGCACATGGCCGACAACCTGGTGTGGTTGTGGAACAAATACGGGGAAAAGTATAAGGGCGAACTCGTGCGCCGTGCTCGGCAGTGGTATGACGGGGCGCGTCGGATCAGCGAGGAATGGTCGCAGAGATTCAAGCAACCCAGACATGTGGTGGCGGCGGTGCTGGCAACGCAGTCTCCCAAGAAAGAGTGGTTCCAAAATCTGGCACTGGGGGAAAGGCTTCTGGAGATCGTGACGGGACCGGCCAAGAACCGGTGGACACCCGAAATGACTGAAGTGGTCAAAGGCTGGTTAAAATCCAAAACCTTCGCTCCAGATACCTATAGAGATGTGGAGAAGAACTGGTCGATTGTCCGACGCACGCCATGGAACAAACTGACGGATTGGCAAAAGGCTCTCTTTGTTCGCGCTTATAGTGAGGCCCACCATTCGTTCGACTATCATCAATGGTCCCCGGAAGGAGAGCGACTGGACCTGGCCAGGAACAAACCCAAACGAGAGGGCGAAGCCGGTGAGCCTACCGCATTGGTGTGGCAGACATTCAAAACGATCGCCAAAGGGATCTCAGTGATTGAGAATCCGACTCTGGAGAATATCAGCCGGCAGTTGGGCGAGAATCACAAGGTCCGCAGTTTCTACAACAACATCCTCAATCCGAATAACTATCGTTTTGGAGATGTGACGATCGACACCCATCATGTGGCGGCGGCATTGCTAAAACCGCTTGGCCAAAAGGCAGTGGAGGTAAAGCATTCGATGGGCGGGACAACCAAGATAGGCGAGTTGGACCCGCGCCGACCGTTAATGCCTGCAGCAGAGTTTGGACCCGGCAGCGACGATGTGCGCGGATTTAACGGTCTATACGCCATCCACGCGGATGCTGCGCGTGATGCCGCAGGCCGGATAAGCGAACAGACCGGCGAAAGAGTATTGCCGCGAGAACTGCAATCCGTCACATGGGAAGCAGGCCGCGGGTTGTTTTCGCCCGAGTTCAAACGCAACGAGAAGGCACTTGCCGACATCGACAAATTGTGGGATGATGTAGCCCGTGGCAAACGCACGGCAAAACAGGTAAGAGAACTCATTTATGAACGGGCAAACGGCATCAAAGATCCCTCCTGGCACGGACGCGGTAGTGGATCATCTCCGGTCGCAAGGACTGCCCGTGACGTTGGACAATTACCTGGCGTTCAATTTCCTGGGTCTGCCGGTCGACCCGCAGGACTTGGACGAGGAAGACGTGCAGGAGATACCGGAACCCCTCCGCAGCGAATACCTGAAGCGGGGCGCGGTCCAGCGGCACTAAACAAAGAGGCTGAACGCATCCAGGGCAAGGCAGCGGACCTTACTGCCCAGGTCAAGGCCGCCGTTCATCGTGCGCCTGATCAGCAAAGGATGGTTGCGCTGTATGATGGCGCTGAGAACGTCGCCAATTCTGCGGGTCGGAATGCTGAGAACGCAGTCCTTTCCACTTCCAAGAATCCTGCCGTGCGCCGTGCTAGTGTCGCCATGCGTTCGGCTGGTGGTGTCTATGAGGATCTAACCCGACTCGGTCAGCAGACCGAAGGCGCAGGCCAGGCTGGCGGCGCTCCCGCTCGCGAATACAATGTGACTTCTCTGGAACATGCTTTGCCCAATCTTGAGCGCATGTTTAACGATGCCGCAGAAGGATTGGCCAAGGCGCAATGGCTGCGTCGAAACGGCGACCTGCGCCAGCGCCTCAACATCGCGCCGAAGTGGGAGAAGGAAGCCAAAGAGATGATCGCCGATATTCGCTACGCAAGCGAGCATTGGAACGACCCAGAATTGCAAGAGCAAGCCAAGTCCATTGCCCGAGAGCTTGACCGCACCCGCGATTATGAGATTGAGAACGGATCTACCGTGCGTCTGGAACCCAACCACGTTCCGGGTCGTTACGATGCCGAATTCTTCAACAACGACAGCGTGATGTTCGGTGAGCGCCGTGTGCTCGGCAAAAACTATCGCAAGCCCGCCACGTTCAAGGATTACTGGGAAGCAATCAAGCACGGACCCGGTCCCGACAACACAACCGCTTCTGGTCCTTACCTGCCCAAAAACCTCGATGCCCCGTCCTTGGTCGGTTCTCGTGTGCGGCAGGGTTGGATGGATGTTGAGAAAAACAAATGGGTGAACATGGGCAAGGATTTGAACGATCCGCACACCGGTCTGCCTGTGGTTGGTGAAATGCGCGTGGTGGACGGCAAAGAAGTCATGCCGCCCAATTACGTCCCGGTCCAGCAAGGCTACAAAACCATCCCGGTCCTCAAAGGTTACGACAGTGTGTATCGACAGATGCTCGAAGCCTCCTGGTTCCGCGATATGCCGCTCTTCCACGGCGCTCTGCGGATGGAAGCATTCCTGAAGCACGGCTTGTTGTTCGGTGATTTCTTCCACCTTGGCCGCGTGCTCTACTATGGATCGTCCATCCTTGGACGACGCCTCGGTTACAGAGGCGGCTTGTCTGCGCTCGAATGGCGTCCTGAAGACCTACAGAAAGGCGTTGCTTCCGGTGCGCTGCGGCAGAAGGACGTTGACTGGGTTAACCAACGAATCCCAGGCACGGACATCTCGCGCCATGAAGCGTTGCAAATTGCCCAGCGTGAGGGCGCCAACGTCCAGCGCATCACAGACGCCCTTTACCGTGATGTCGTGGACAAATGGCCTGTCATCGGCCAATACAACAAGTTCCTGTTCGAGAAGCTCACCCGCGGCCTCATGGCCAATTCCATCGTCCACGAAATCGAACGGCTGCGGACATCCGATCCTTCAGGAGACATCCGTGACCAGATCCGGCAGGTGTCCCGCGATGTGAATCTTTACTTTGGCAATCCCGGCAGACAAGCATGGTGGTCGCGCAGCGCCACTGCTCGGGACATTGCGAATCTTACGTTCCTGGCACCCGGCTGGGTCACCGGGCTGCTGGGCAAGGAGATCGGTGCGATTGGCCAATTAGGAGGTTGGGCAGCCGCGCTCGGTCAGAAACCAATGGGAACCATTGGCAGGGGGATAGGGCGCGGGCTGCTCTTCTCGTTGATCCTCGCTCAAACAGCCAACATGATCAGCCGACGCAAACCCACCTGGGAAAACGAAGATGACAACGGTCAACACAAACTCGATGCCTGGATACCGGGATTCGATGGCGGTCCCGGCCATTGGTTCTCGCCTCTGTCAGTCTTCGCTGAGTTGACCCATCAAGCCGTCAAGTTGACGCAGACAAAGCCCAAAGCCTGGGATGTCGTCCAGCAGATAGGCGAAAACAAGCTCTCGCCCATTGGCCGGCTGGCTGTGCTTGCCGCCACCGACAAGAAGCCGACCGGTGAATACATCACCAGCACTCCCGGCATGGTCAAGGAAGCTGCTCGCGAACTTGCCCCATTCCCGCCGATCTCGCTTGGCGTGCCTTTCCGTGGCATCGCCCATCTGATTGCGCCCAATCTTGTCGGGCCGCTGAAGCCAGGTGAAGCGCAGCAGCGCGTTGCCTCAACCTTGGGCGTGAAACTTGAAGCCGGCAGCACCGTGATGCAGCAGGCGCAAGGCATGGCACGCAAGTTTATTGCCGATCACGGTCTGCAAAAAGATACCGGCTGGATGCAGGTGCAGACGGATGACCCGTCCTATTCGAAGCTGCGAACGGCTTTGAGGAATGGCGACACGGCGGGCGCTCGGAAACTCTACGATGCCATGCGAGCATCACACGGCGGCGGTCTGAAAGGGGACGATGCGATCGTGCGGGCGATGCACATGTGGGAGAACCGGCCATTCACAGGCAGCCGCGATTACGAACTGGCCATGCTGCGCGGGATGAACGATCAACAGTTGCAGGTCTACACCGATGCCGTGCGGCAGAAGGCGGCTGAGTTCAACAATTTCGTGAAGTTTTACTTGGACAACTACGCACCCTGAGACGTGGGTGCCGACTGGTTTTCTTTTTCAGTGTTTTCATTGGGACCAATCCACCACGCATAACCTCCACCACTATAGCTTTGATAAAGCTTAAATTGAGTCAGTGCATCTTCCGCAGTGTAGGCACGGACTATTTGCTCACAGTTCGCCCAAGTACCCTTCGGGAAGCCTTCCATCCGGTAAAGTATCTTGTATTCTCGAACTAGATTGGTCTCCATTAGATCACCCTCGGATCATCCAAATGCGCTTCGCACTCCGCAAGAATCTGTTCCTTCGTCCTGAGTGTGTGCGTGCCGTGACCTCGCCCCTTGTTGCGTTCGCTTAAGCGCGGTCCTCTGTCTCTAGTCTCCCTCGTAACCCAGAACTCGGCATCGGCATTAGCCCAGTGCGCTCCTGCCCAATCTTCGCCCCGAATGTAATGGCCTGGCACATTGGCGTCGTGATTGCCTGCGCCGACGCTCACACCCTGCGGCTTGAACACAGCAGGCTTGTAATGGTCTGCCTGGCCGAAGCATCGCTGCGGCACGGGCGCTTTCATCCGGTCAATGTCGAAGTCGTCCCGATGCCGCCAGCAACGCACCATGCGAGAGTAAAAGATGTCGGCAATGTTGCATTCCAGCAACAGCCTCGGGTCTTGGTGGTTCTCGGGAAAGATGAACTCGTCCATGTCAACCAGCACAACCCAGTCGGCTTGCGAGCGGCGTATGGCGTCATTGACCCACGCCTGTTTTTCTTCGTCGTCAAATTCCAGCCCGCCCCTGATTTTGTTGGTCAGAAACGTGAACTGATCCACCCACGGTTCGTAGTGGAGCATGAACAGCGGGACAAGAAATTCCTCGCGGTAGTAGCAGGTAATTAACTCGACCCTCATTCCAGGCTCTTTCGTAAATCTCGTTGAATAATCTCTGTGTCTGCTTTGTCATCTTTCAGCGCTTCCACAAGTGGACGACGGGCTTGTTTTTGGTCGCACTCGATGATTTGGTCCAAGGTTTTCTCAATTTCTTCCTTGGAGATAAGCTCAACCTTCACGGGTTCCTCCTGAATATCGCCAGTTCCTTGTAGAAATTCAGGCACATGATGTCGCCCCTGCCTCGGTTAATCCAGTCCATGCACAGTTTCATGAACTCAAGGTGATTGCCGTAACCCGGTGTCTGACGATCAGGCGAGTAAGCTTCGCCCATGTCCTCGATGCAATACAGCCCACCCGGTTTGAGATGCGGGAGCAAGCATCGATACGACGTTTCGATCTGGCCGCTGGAATGGCCGCCGTCGTCAATGACGATGTCGAACTGCGGATGGCCTCTGGTATACTCAGTCCAGAACTCAACGCTTTGCTGGTCGCCTTGTGTGAACTCGTAACGAGGATCTTTGGGGCGTTCACTCGGGTTGATGTCGATGCCGTAAATCTTTGCCTTCTGGAAATACTCAAGCCACATAATGATCGAAGCGCCCTGGTTGACGCCGATCTCCAGCAGATTGATCGGCTTGTCGCGCAGCAGTTCAAAGTAGGCTTCGTAAATGAGCGTGTAACCGTGACCGTCGATGGTGCGTTTGTCCGTCCACAGTTTCGGGTCGCTCTCACGGTGGGCGATCTCGTCCAGAGTCGGAAGAGGCTTCGAGTCAAGCTCCACCACAAAATGTTTGAATTCGTCAGTCATGGTGTAGGCCACCCCGGATACATGTCATAGACGTTCGGTCTGTTCGGTCCTTTCCCAATCCACGCTTCGGCTTCATATCGGTTCTCCCACTTAGGTTCCGGCAACGGCGGCAGTGTCATCAAATAATTGCTTGTTGCCCACCAAAATGTGCCGCCAAAGAACGGGCTGGCTATTGCCCCCGGATTCTTCTCGGGCGTCAGCCAGTGGCAACCGCACGCGTCGTAACCGGCCTCAAGGACATCCACGCAATTCTGCCAGTTCCAGACGCAATATCGTTCCATCCTTCTTCGCCAGTTGTCTGCCTGGTTCGGTGTCGAGACGCCCTTGGTGTGGTGATAAAGCACATACCAATCCGGCCGCAGCCAGTTCCGAAGCCTGTTCAAGGTGTGGATCTCGGTGGTTGAATTGGGACCGTAGGATTGCAACTGTGTCTTTGGACTGTCGCAGAAGCAGGCGATGGCCGCGGCGTCGGCCTCGGGACCGTTGACGCCAACGTGTAGCTCTGCTGCCCGATCAAGCAAGCCCGATGCCCTGACCGCCTCCATCTGGTTGCCGACAAGGTTCAGGGCGTAATCAGGATCAATAACTCGATGCTGGCTGGACAGGACCGCATGATACCACACAGAAATCGGTTTCATCGCGATCTGTCGATATGCTGGTCGATCACGAGCGATTCGCGCCAGTTGATCGGTTCCCATGATTTCATTGTGTAGGTGCCTTTCCAAGTCACCATCAGCGGTTCAAACCCTTGTTGCTGGCTCCAGAGCGTGATTGACTCAGGTCCATGCTCGAAACCGTATCGCTCGGGGTTGGAACCGACCTGCCGCGGATACGCAAGCAGCAGCCAAGGCGGCAGCCAGAATGCCGTGGTCCTGATGTGCGCCGATGGATGCAGGAAACCCCAGCAGCCGTAGAGCGCGGGACCGTTCTCAATGTAAGCGCCGATCATGCGGTCGAGCCAGCCGGCCCGGTGGAAGTGACAGTGGGAACCCAGGCATACAAGCAAATCACAGTCAATAAGGTCTGCGGCGGCCTGGTATGCGCCGATGTCCTTGCCGTAATTGTTGTGGGCAAAGAACCGCGGCGCCAGCGGACTGAAAAGATCGGAGCACCATTGGCCGATCGCAATGCCGCCATTGATAGCAACGTAAAGCTCGTGGTCGGACTGGCCTGGGGGTGCCTCCATATAGCTGCCCACGAACCTGCGGGCCAAGGGTTGATAGGTTCTCGCAAGGGTTGTGGGATGGACATAGATGATGGCGACCTTCATCCCTGCAATGCACGCTTCTCGGCCAGAACCCAGCACCCCGGATCGAGTGCCGCTTCCGTCTCCGGTCCCATGTGCGCGAGCTTGTATTTCAGGGGCGCATGTACCAGCAGCTTGAGCGGACACAGACAAGGCTTGCACACGTTCAACTTCTCGTCGCTCGGCGTGGTCAGGTTGCGATGCTGGAATTTCTCGAACAACTTCTTGATCGCCGCGGAGGCTGGCGCCGTGAACCATTCTTCAAGACCGCCTTGACCGTTCTGCGGACAGGCAGCACAGACTGCTGCACGCTGTGTCGATTGCTGGACCGGGACCGGCGGCTCACCTGACTCGGCCCATTCGCTCACGGATTTGATGCCCTGCCACACCTTTTTAATTGTGCTGGCCGCAACACTGATTTGCCTTTGGTCTATCGGTGACAGGGCTTTGAATTTTGGGGGCGGCGGCGAGGCTGAGGGTTGGGTGATGTAATCGGTCCAGCCCATTTGCTCGCAGATGGCCGCGTTGAAGCTGTCGACCTCCATCTCAACCGCCGACTGGTCGACGGACAGGTTGAATTGCCTGACGAGAAACGGGTTGGCTTTGCGATGCGTGATCAGACCCTGAACGATCACGCTGAAGGATGAATAGGGGGGCGGCTGCCACTTGGTTTGCGGCTGATAAAAGCGCAGACCGCCCGGTATCTGCAATTGCCGGCTCTTAAGCATGTTCATATGGTTAATTCCCAAATCTGTTTCTGTTCCAGCGGATGTTTGTTAACTCTCGGTCTTGATGGGCAACTCCAACTCCCGCCACGGTTCTGCCCTACCAGTTTGAATCCAGCGCCACGCAAACTGCCCCCTGCCTCTGAAGCCAGCGTGTAGCTAATCAGTTTTCGATAGCCCATTGCCTGTGCTGCCCGCCAACAAGTCCGATACAGCATCGAACAGGCGTTTGAAGTTCCATCGGTGCAACAGCGCAGCACCTCCAGTGTCCATCCATCATCGCGCACTCTGGACACCGGCCTGCCGACAATGGCCACGCCGACAATCTCAGAATCACATTCCACAGCGACACTGAATTTGTGACCGACCACCGGCTGATGATGCCGATGCCATTGGTCCACATAGTCGTTGGCTTCCTCAAGGCTGATTGGAACAACAGTCATGGTTATTGACGCTGATTGTATTTTTGATGACAGTCAAGTGCGATGAAAACTCTCAAACCCCTCGGCAATCGCATCGTGGTTGCCCCGCTCAAACCCATCACCCAAACCGCTGGCGGCATTTTTGTAGCGCCCCGCTATCAGGATGACGAACGGCGATACCGGGTGCTCTTGGTCGGCCCAGGGCGCAGGACAAAGAAAGGCGTGCTGGTGGCTCCAGAGGTCAAACCCGGAGACGAAATTCTGGCTCGCGCCGATTACGGTTCCCAGCATGAATGGACTGATGGCGTCAAGGTCATTAACGCCGCGCAGGTCGTTGCCGTGATTGAGCGTTGACAATTTGCTGTTCATCATTCAGTGTTGATCGGGACAAAAAACCGAACCATCCTTCGTCAGACCCGGCTTCAATTCCTCGGAGCCGGGTTTCTTTTTAGAGCGACTGCTCATTTCAGTCGCTCTCGTATTTCTCGCCCCAGGCAACGCCGTGGTGTTCCTGCAAGTGCTGCATGTAGTCGCGCTCCAGGTTCTCTACGCGCCGCTGCAACAAGGCAATGTCGGCCATCATCCAGATCATTACCACGCCCAGGCATCCAAGACCGATAATCAAAAGGATCATAGATAAACCTCCGCACGCCATCTGTTCTGTAATGGCAGAATAAACCACTGGCACTTGCGATTTGGCCAAAGCATATCCATGCACCGGGACCAAACCCAGTTCTGCGGAAAGTAGATCGTGAAGGTGGGGGTCATTTGTAAAACCTCAGATCGTTGGTTATCAACCGTTCAGGAAACAGGTTGGTGAGCGCCTGCCACTCAGACGCGTTCGCCGGGACCACCATTACTGCGTTACCAAATTCATACCAGTAAAGGGCCGGGTGATTGCTCAGGCAGAAGACCTCGACATGGGCGTAAGCCAAGATGTTTGTCACGGTCCAGTAGTTCGTGAACACGCTTTTGTTTTCCAGTTCAGCCGGGCGCTCGTACTGCTTGACGGTCAGGTTGGTGACGTAAATCACGCTGGGGTTGGTGGTGGCAGGCCAGGTGTTCGTAAATTTTTCGATCACCACGCTTGGCTTGTTCCTGTTAGAGAGCAACAAGCCCACCGGCACAGCCGCCGCCGCAAGGCAAAGAATAACGACCAGTAACACCTTGGTGAAGTCCCTCAAAAACATAACTAATCTCATCCGTAAAAATCAGCCGCCGGTTTGCCCGTCTTGACCACCAGCACCGACTTGCATACCGCGCACTGGTAATTGTCTGGAGCCTGCGGCATCTCAGCCTCAAACTCAACACTGTTGGCGCACCTCGCTGGATGATTGGGACACACCCACCATAATTTGTGAACAATTGGCTGCGCGACCACCGGCGCCTTCTGCAACCTGAAATCGTCCAACCCCTCCTTGATGGCCTGCTGTGCGCCAGCCTTGACCCCATCCTGCTTGTTGGCCCACTTGCGCCTCCTATACTCAGCCTGTTTCTGCCTCTGATACTCCCGCCGATCGTCCGCGCTCATCGCATCCCGATACTTGGCGCCGTTCACTATAAACCATCCACCCTCCACCTCCCTGATGCGCCTCCCATCCTCCTCTTTGCTCTGCGAAAATTCGTCGGGCTTGCCCAGCCTCTCCAGCGCTCTCTGGCATTCCTCTATGCTCACACCCGCCGCCTTGGCCAGCCCAGGCACACTCGCCTTCACCGTCTGCGACCGGTCCTTCTTCACCAGCAACGTAATCCACACCAGCCGCGTCTCCTTGTCCTCCTGCACCCATACAGTCGAATCCAACAACGTCGAAAATAACTTGGTGTAACCCATATCGTGCATCCATTGTTTACATGTAAACTGTAAACCGTCAACTGCATTCTTTATGAATTCACACATACCAACTCCAGATACCAGAGGGGGTACAGGGGGAGTCAGTTTACGCCTGCCTCTTGGGTAGCCTGTCCTTGCCCATTAACCAGGCCGACCCCGATCCATTTCCTCTCGCCCATCGCCATCACTACCCATCAAAATCGCTCCCAGCCACCTCTGCGAGCCTGCCGCTTCCTCGAAATAAAGATCGCGGAACCAACACACGGATTTAAGACATCTCAAAAGATGGGACTCCTACCAACTCCAACCGCCGGCAATCCCCGCCTTGGGGGTGGTCCCGTGGTCACGGTCCCGGCCAAAAAGAGATTCCTTTGATCCTGACTCGCAGTCAGAAACACAAGGGCTTGTGGTGTGGCTTGGCCTGCTTTCGCAAGTCATTGCGGTTGCAACGATGTGAACTGCTGATAACTGATGTTGTGCGAAATATCGGTCAGACCGGCGGTATTGGCTTGACAGCCTCCGCAGAATCCCCCTTAGTAATCCCCGTTTCAGATTGAGCAACTGAATCGCCTAACGCTTTGCGACGGGCCGCAAGCGAACGTGGAGTCGCAACTGGATTCGAAGCCCGATGGCCCTTGTCATTTCGCGCGGTGACAGCCTTGGGTCGCCCGATGCCCTTGATCTCGCGCTTGAGTTCTTCAAGCTCTTTCCATGCCCGACACAATTGGGCAAGGTATCCCGACTTTGTTTGATCATCGTCGGCCATCTTAATGCAAAGGGCTTGGAGATGTTTGGCTTGGGAATACGCTTGGGAGGCTGTTGGTCTGGTTTTGGGCGACAGGGTTGCAATGGCATTCATGCAAGCAAGTTATAGAATTGGCACAAGCAGTCAATCCCTTGCATCATGAGACTGTAGTGTGTAAGCGATGTATGCCGAAGAGGCGTGCGTGCTACAGCAAAGGAACTGAGATGAGTGCGTATATGTTTGACCTGAGGAACCCGATTTTATTGGGTATAATTGAGCACACGAGGAAACACGGCAAGTGTCGTGAGGCCTACACCAACATGGATTACCCATTGTCACTCTACATCGTCAAGGACGACGGAGCTTACCTGATGTCGGCAAGCCAAGTCGATATGCCCAAGCCCGAAGGCAAGGGAATGGTGGTTGCGTATGCTGAGGGCTGCAGGCCTGAGGATGGTTGGATTGGAGGCGATGACAGTGCTGACAATGTGCCGCTGGAATGGTTTGAGAAAGCCATTGCCAAGGGTCGCAGGATGGCGACGGTTTTACTGACGGAAAACGAGATTAAATTCAAAAGCCTATGAAAATCATGCGAGGCGACAGAGTCTTTATCAAGCCCGAGTGGCAGGATGCGGGCGATGACAAGTTGACTTGGGTTGCGGTGGAGGATTCGGATGGAGGTCGTGTGACGATAACGCCGATTGACAGTCGGCTGGCAATCAAGCCGCAGTATCGGGTGGACGTGTCGATGTTACACGACACGCGTGAGTGTGCGGGATGGATTGACGACAAGTATGCGACGGGTGGGCGATAGAAATTGACTGGTAAACATTCAACGGCAAAGGACAGAGTATGACTATTCACAAATCGATTACGGTGACGAGGTTGATGCGGGCGGCGAGGGCGCAGATGGAAGACTTGGAGAATCCGGGCTTCTGCGTGGAGTGCGGCAAGCGTGCTGATGGTTGCGAACCGGATGCACGGGGGTACACCTGCGAGCATTGCGGCAAGTCGGCGGTTTACGGGGCTGAGGAATTGCTGTTCATGGTGGGGGGGTAGGATTGCTGGCAGAGCGCGGGACGCCGGCTTGTATCGGCGTTCCCTCTCTGCTCGCAATGGTTGCGAGTGGAAAAACGAAAGGAAACAGATGATAAAGGAACAGATGATTGAGGCGCTACGCCGGTTCATAAACCAGCGCAGTGGGATTGAGTGGGGTAATTACGATTGCGGAGATTACAAACAAAGCCGCGAATGCTTCTTGGGAGACTATCGGCCTATACTGAAGCACGGTAAGCACGCTCGGACCTTGCTCCAAGCGGTTGAATATTCGGACATCAGCGCCGAAGAACTGAAGGATGCAAGCCGCGCTTACGCTGGCCGGCTGCAATTCATTGAGGACGGCGAGGATGTGCGCTGCGATTACACTACGGGCCAATACTTCCCAACTGAATATCGCAACGCGGCCTGTGCGGTTCTGAGTATGGCGCTTTGGTATCATTGGCGCCCTGATTGTAAAACTGGCGAGGCCATTCAACGCAAGGCCCGGAAACTGTTTGGGCGGTCAATCGCGGCAACCTGGTTCAAATGATATGAGAACGCATCAAGTTATCGCGCTGGCAGCGATGCAATGGTGGACAAACTACAGTAGCAAGTGTCCATCCTGCACGCTGGTTCAGGAACAACTGGCTCAGGAATTGGGAATGCCGGCGACGGAACTGCACGATCAGTTCATCTGTGCGGTCGAAGCCGTGGCCGCGCATGAGGCGCACGTGAGGGGCAAAGGAGGTGCCCAATGAGCGGCCTACCTCGGGGCGACTTCAACATGTCGCCGGGAGTGTCGGCGTCGGACATACCGGGCAACCGGCCAGGCGACAATCGCTGTGACAATGAATGCGGTCGCTGCGGTGGATCGGGGTATCTGGAGGTGGATGTCATTGACGGGGTGCGACCAGGGTCGAGGATGGGCCATTACAAGGCTTGTCCTGAGTGTGAAGGGAAAGGAATTATATGGTAAACAAACAAACAGAAAAACAAACGAGAACGCGAACGGCCCACACGCCGGGGCCGTGGCATATCATTCGCACCGATCGAGGTAATTTAACGGTATCTTATACGTTCGGCGCATTGCGTTCGCATATCTGCACCTGCTATGAAACGGCTTTGTGCACAGAGCACGGCTCGGTGGACGCCAACGCCGCGCTCATTTCCGCCGCTCCTGAGTTGCTGGAGGCGTGCAAGGCTTTATTGGCCCATGACCCAATCCATCCACAAGTGACTTGCAAATGTCCATGTCCAGCTTGTCAGGCCCGAGCAGCCATCGCCAAAGCCGAAGGGATGGCAACATGACCACACTCCAAACCGAAGTAATTGCCATTGCCGCAATGCAATGGTGGACCCAGGGCAAGCCGTGGAAAAATTGCGTCCATCCGATTGTGCAACTGGCAGCCGAGCTCGGCCTGAGCGAGTCCATCGTCCAGGATTTGTTCATCGCCTGCACCCGCGCAGTCGAGGCCCACGAGCGGCGGGTGATCGCCAAAGCCGAAGGGAGCGAAGCGAACAAATAACCAAAACTTGGCCGGCGCACCGGGGACTACCTGGGCGCAACTGTTCCGCGTGCAAAGCGCCGGCCTTTTCAAAGGAAACAGATATGAGATTATACCATTTCCTCCATGAGGGAGAAAAAGGAAGCATCGGCAGCGAGTGCGTTGTTATCGCTGAAAGTGAGAAAGACGCCCGCCTGGAGGCTGACGATAACGAGCGGTTGATTGGCGTTTACGACCTCGACAAAATCAGTGCCGGCGGCAGCGAATACATGCTGCCGACTGATCGAAGACTGGAGGAACCATGAGTGACTACGCAATAAATTCACAGGACGAAAAGCTTCGGCGCGGGATTGAGCTTCTGCAATTGGAGCTTGGCAACGTGGAGCGCCACCTCAATGAACGGATTGACAAGCTGGAACAGAAGCTGCGCCAGCAGACACGCGACTTGAGCAGCGATCTCCAGGACTTGGAAAGAAGGGTGCCGAGCCGCTGAACGTCCCCGAACGTCCGCAAAGTAGCAGTAAACCTAAAACAATGGAGAATATGACCATGAACAGAACGAGAACCGAAATTCAGGAGCGCTTGCTCCGATCAAAAAACGCGGGCAGTACGCCCGAATTGTTTCCAACCTTGCAAGACGAGGGGTGGGATTTCCAGACGCCAGCGCCATTTACCGTTGCTGTTGTCGTTGATGGAAATGGGCAGCGGTTTGTTGGCACACCCGACGATGACGGCATTCTCTGGCTTGCGGGATGCGCTTATTGCGTCGAGGGGGGAGACAGGCAAAAGGCCAGACAGGATAGCTTGAGCTACACGCTCGGGTGCCTAGAAGATCAAGTCACCACGGCAAACTTTCGGGTCGTCCGAGGGTTTGGCCAGACGCCTGTCCTGCTCGCGCTGTTATGAGCCGCGCCGACCGAGTGTGGGCTGCTCTTGCTCGCCGTGAGCCGACTCTGACATGGCTTTGGGTCCAGGTCTTAAAAAAGGCTGGTGTTGACCCAAATCGAGACGGCCTCAGAGCGGTTCTTCGCGGCGTCAACCGCTGCCGGCGCGAGGTGCGGCGAATCGCGCCGTTGAACTGAAAATAATCTTTGACAACACGCCTCGGCTCGCTTAGGGTCGGGGCGTGATTGTCGGTTTAAGAAATTTCAAGACTGCCGTTGTGCTTAGGCTCCCTCCTGGGTCCGACAATCACAAACGGCGCGGCGGCAGTCTTGAGGCTTTTTCAATCCCTACCAACAGTGAGTGTCCGCATCCTTTCCCGTGTCCTTGAGGACGCATCTATAACCAACCACTCAGACCTGCTTGTTGCCATCGTCATTGCTGACTTTGCACACGACGATGGGAGCGGGGCTTATCCTTCGGTCGAAACGATTGCCCGCAAGAGCCGACAATCCGAGCGCAATGTCCACTACTGTCTGGCTCGACTCGAAGCCCAAGGCAAACTGGCGATCTGCAAAGGCGGCGGTCCAAAAGGCGTTAATCTCTACCGGCTCACTGTTGGATGGGGTGCAATGGTTGCACCGTGTCAGCCTGACAGGGGTGCAATGGTTGCACCTGGGGGGGTGCAAACTGCGACAGGGGGGGGTGCAAATGGCGACATAAAGGGGTGCAAAGCTTTTGCACCCAATCCGTCAGTACCCGTTATAGAACCGTTAGTACAGATAGAACTACCCCACAATTTTCCCAAAACTGAGAAAGAGGCAATCACCCAGAGTATGGGGATCGGGTGTGATGAAGCCTTCGTGAGATCGGTCTGGTATAGCGCACACTCAGCCGGTGGCTTGGACGGGATGCAACGCCGGATCACCTGCTTCCGGTCCTACGTTGGCAAACTCTGGCCTAAAGAGCAGGCCAAACGCCACCAGGAAAGGACCAGACGTTCCGACGGCCGCCCTGACCTATCGAGGACACAACTGTGAAACCACAAACCAACGGACACCTTGACCGTTTGCCTCCCCATGAGCCTGAAGCCGAGCGGGGAGTGTTGGGATGCTGTCTTTGGGACGAAAACTGCCTGGACGCGGCCGCAGAGCGATTGCGGGCCGGTCCTGAGGCGTTCTACGACTTGCGCCATGCGACTGTCTATCGGCTTATGCAGGGGATGCGGGCTGAAGGGCGCAAGGTGGATACCGTGACGGTCTATCAGGAGTTAAAAGACCGCAAACTGCTCGAAGATTGCGGTGGTGTTGCCTACGTCGCAGCGATGCCGAATGAGGTTCCCTCGCCTGAGAGCATCCACGACTACGCACAAGTCGTCGAGAATCGCTATTTGCTGCGTCGAATGATTTCCGCCTGCACCTCGGCAGTAGATCGTCTTTACGACCTAAACGGGTCTGTATCGGCCGAGGAAGCCTTGTCCCAGGTCGAAGCGCAGGTCTTGGCAGTTCGCCCGTTGGGCCGAAGCCAGACCTTCACGCCGATACGAGAGATCGTCCAACAGGCCATAGACAAGATAGAACAGAACTACCAGCGTAAGGGCGCGATCGGAGGGTTGTCCACCGGCTTTCCCGACCTCGACAAACTGACCGATGGCCTGCACGCCGGCGAGATGGTTGTGATTGCCGCCTATCCCAGCGTAGGCAAGACCAGCCTGGCAATGAACATCCTAGAGTCCATTGTCCTTGACCAAGGTCAGCCCGCCGGCGCTTTTAGCCTTGAAATGACCGCCACGAGTCTTGTGGTTCGGATGCTCTCCAGCCGCAGCCGGGTGAACATGCGGAATGTGGGCGACGGCTTTATGACCGAGCGCGACTTCCAGCGGCTTGCCGTCAACGGCGCTAAACTCTCTGCGAGCAACCTGTTCATCGAGGACATTAGCGATCTTAGCATTGCCGAGTTCCGCGCCAAGGCCCGCAGGATGGCGCAGCAATACGGCATCAAAGCCTTGGTCGTGGATTATCTGCAATTGCTCACCTGTCCCGGCGCCGAAACCCGCAACGAAGAAATAGCCCAGATCAGCCACGGCATCAAAGCTGCAGCCAAGGAGCTACGCATCCCAGTGCTGGCACTGAGCCAGCTGAATGACGACGGCAAGACATACGGCAGCCGCATCCCGCACCAAGACGCAGACGGCCTTTGGCTGCTTGAGAACGCCGAGGAGGACGACCAAGCAACCACAATGACCGTCAACCTGCACATCCGCAAACAGCGCGAAGGACCACGGGGCACAGTCAAACTAACCTTCCTCAAAGCCTTCACGCGCTTCGAGAGCGCGGCGAAGATCAGGGACGAGGATTATCGACCAGCAACGAACGATCCGTGAAATACAAAGTCGCAGAGATATTCTTTGACCCGGACGCGCCAGAATACCAAGAATGGACGGTTGAGATAACGGAGTTTGCCCGCGAATTCTTGTCGGCAATGACCGACTTTGAATTGAAAATTGTTGCCGCCGAAGCTGGCATTCATGTTCGCAAAACAATCGAAATGCCGCCATCACCGAAAACCACATGACAAGGGGAAACTCGGATTCTTCGAGGCAAATCTATGACAACAAACCAATACGAGCACCACAAAGATCAGATAGACGCTATGCGCCGAGACTTCCGGGCCTGGTGGCATCAACAGGGAAAAGGCAATGTAATGGGCTGGCTTGCTTCATCTGGAAAAGCGACCACTGATAACATCGCGCTCTGCGAAGGATTCTCCTGGGAAGCATGGAAAGCGGCCAAAGGATACAAGCAACCAAAATGAATTATGAAATCACAATGCTCGACTGTTACGCCGGACTTGGCTCTTGGACCCTTGCAGGGCACGCACTCGGATTCAAAACCGTTGGCTTCATCGAAATTGACCCGCGACGGCAAGCGTTCCTCGGCAAAGCGTGGCCGGGAGTGCCGATCTGGGGAGACGTACGCGACGTGGCCTACGGTAAAAAGCACGGACGAACGCATGGGCGTCAACAAGACGGGGAATCGAGCACAATCAAAAATGGACAAAGCTGGTTGGAACAACTCGGAACTTCTGAAATTGACATTCTCACAGCCGGGGTTCCGTGCCAGCCTGCCAGCCGCGCGGGACGACAGCGAGGCAGGGATGATACTAGATGGCTCTGGCCGGCGACTCTTGCCCTTGTGTCCAAGGTCCGGCCCCGCGTCTGTATATTCGAGAACCCTCCTGGAATCGCAGACGTGGGCCTCGACGGAATACTTGATGAAGTGGCGGCTCAAGGCTACGAGATCGGGCCGATATTCGATATTCCAGCTTGCGCCGTTAATTCACCGCACCGACGCCACCGATACTACATTGTGGCCTTCGCCAAACAAGGGAACGGAGAACGCGAACCGAGCGAACAAAGGGCAAGACCCGGCGAAACGCAAAGCAGATGGCAGCCAAGTGGAATTGCGCGACTTAGTTCCAGTGTCGGCCTGGCCGACACCAGCGGGCAGGGACCAGAAGGGAGCGAACGGGCAGGCGCACTTCGACAGCCGGGAGAGGCCGCATCTGGATCAGTTGCCCAATGCGCTGAAGGCGACTTGGCCGACGCCCAATCAGAGCGATGGGAGCGGCGGGCCGCAGCATCCGCACAAGCGAAAAGCGGGCAACCATTCAACCCAGCTTCCGGATTACACACCCAATGGGACAACTACATCTGGTTGCCTTGCGCGGACGGAAAGGTTCGTAGAGCGCCTGATGACTCTTTCGGCCTGGTTGATGGGTTACACCGCAGCTTACTTGGCGCACTGGGAGACAGCCAAGTCCCGCAAGTCGCCTACCAAATCCTCAAGGCCGTCAAAGCTGCATTGAAATGAACACATTCGACCTACGCGCCAGTTGGAAACACATACCGGGTGTCCATTACCCGATGTCTCTGGAAGACCTGGCCACGGCGAAGATCAAGGAGAACAATGAAAATCACGCTACTTACATGCGGCATTGGCGCATTGCAAAAGGCGAGATGAGGCGCATCAACCGCTCTTGGCCCGAATTGCAAGGGCTGGTCGGCAGGGAATACCACACGGCGTATGTGCGCCTGGTTCGAGCGGCAGACCGCGCCAACGGCAAGCCGATAAGATACTGAAAGATTTTTCTTGCGCCATTTGTGTCAATGGTGCAAATTGTGTCGAATGAAAGAGAAACGAGTCCGGTTGAACGTGGCGCTGCCCGAGAGATTGCACCGCAAACTGAAGGCGAAAGCGGCGACCGAAGGCGTAACGATAGTTCGCCTGCTCGAAGCCATTTTAAGCCGCTGGTTTAATGTCCAATAGTGAGAAAGGAAGAAGCATTTATGACTGAGAAACCCAAAGAAGAAGCCGTGCGTTCCGCAACGCAAGTTGCTGCGCCATTCAAAGAGCGTCCGCTAACAGATTTTGAGCGATTGCTGCAACAGCCATCCAAAGGGATCGACTTCGTTCCCTTCGGCTCCCAAGATGCAATCAAGCTGACGGTGAGCATCGTTCAAAGGCTCATCGCCCTGCCGAGCAAACGTCAAAAGGCCATAGCAAGAGAGGCTGGAAAGTCCATGCCCGAGACGTGCACCGAGCGCGATGCCCTTCGCTTCATCGCCATGTGCCAGGCCAAACGGATGAACCCCTTCGAGGGCGATTGTTTTCTGATCGGTTACGATGAGGACGCTGGACCGACCTATTCGATGGTGACTGCGCACCAGACCTATCTCAAGCGGGCCGAGATCAATCCTGAGTATGACGGTATGACTTCCGGCGTCATCCTTCTGAATGAGGACGGGACCACTTCTGAACGGGAGGGCGACTTTCATTTGCCTGACGAGAAGGTTGTCGGTGGCTGGGCACGGGTGTTTTTCAAGAACCGCAAGGTGCCGACGTATCGCCCCGTAAGGATGGCTCGGTTCAACAGGGGTTGGGGTGTTTGGAAGGACGATGCCGCCGGGATGATCGTCAAATGCGCCGAAGCCGATGCGCTGCGCTCATCGTTCCCGACCATGCTTGGCGGGCTGTATCTCCGAGAGGAAGTGGATATGTTCCCGGTCACGCCAGAAGACAAAGGAGCGACACGCCCTATATTCGGCAATGGCGAGAAGGGTCAAAAGTTGCTAGATTCTCAATCTTGCGAAAATGTGCCAGAACCTCCTAAAATGCCTCAGGACGATTTGGAAGGCTCTACCATAGCGCCCACCACCCCCAAAACTCCGCCTGCCCGGTCCAAAGCGCCGGAAAAGGGCATTGTGGAAGATTCCAAGGTAGAGAAGAATTACCCGAAGGCTATACGCGGGCTGCTCAAGCTGGCTTCCATCGGCGAAGCGCAGCTTATGGAATGGGCAAGGTCGCGGTCTGAGGAGCACCCAGGTCGGCTGGAAGAATCCATCGGCAACCTGGATGAGGCGCAGGAGGTTGCGCCGTCGTTCCTGCGCTATTGTTACGACCATTGGCGGGAAGTGAAACCGGACGTTCAGGCTTGGATCACCCAAGTATGAAATGGACACGCGCATCTGAGGCTCAGTATGATCGGCTGTGCCGTGGCCGGTTCCAATTGTGCCGCGACCTGCCCGATGAGCCGCCGTCTGAGGATGCGATTTCAGGCACGCGAATCCACAAATGGCTTGCTCTTCGAGGAACTACCGATGTTCCAGACCTCGACCTTGACGAATTGGAAACCGCTGAACGCTGCCTTACCTTGGAACAGAAGTTCCTTGCTTGGTGGAATCCAGAGGGAGCACCGAGGGAGATTTTGAGGGAAAAGGCGTTGACGCTATACATTCACAAAGACACCAGCACAGTTGAAACTACCGGCACACCTGACGAGTGCTGGATCATTGGCCAGCGCGGGGCCATCCTTGACCGCAAGACCGGGCGCATGGCAGTCGAGTGGACCCCGAAGAATCTCCAGTTCCGGCGTTACGTCGTCCTGCTTGCCGCCAACTATGGCTTGACCGAAGTCACGGTCGCCAAGATTCAGCCCTGGCAGAAGGCAGAGCCGCCCGTCGAATACACCCTTGGGGACATCCTCCAGGCCCATGAGGAGATGATTGCCGACGTATTGGCCAGCCATGATCCGCAGGCCAAACGCACACCCGGCGCCGAGCAATGCAAGTTCTGCCGCGGCAAGAAGCTGTGCCCAGAATTTCTCAATTCAGCCTTTAACGATTTGCCGGCCTTGGCTGTCGAGGTTCCAAGCAAAGCGGTATTCGACCTGGCGCTTAAAGACCTGCCCGGAGATCGGCTGGGTCAATTGTTCGGAATGACCAAGCTCCTGCTCGAATCCGCTGACAGTGAGATCAGGGCAAGACTAAAGGCCGGCAATCCCGTCAACGGCTGGGTGCTCAAGCCGGGGCACGACATTGAAAAGATCATCAAACCACAGGAACTATTCGGCCGCTGGTGCAAATTAACCAACGGCTTATTGAACGAACTCCAGCAAGTCCAATACTTCCATGATGCCGTGAACATCACCAAGAAAGCCTTTCGCACAGCTGTTGCCGGCGCAATGGGTTTCAAAGGCAAAGAACTGGATGGCGAGGTCAAGAAACTCCTCGAAGGATTGACCGAATCGAAACCAACGGCCGAAAGATTGGAAAGCCAATGACACCCACCTTGACGATCTACTTTCCGCAGAACTGGATTTGGTCCCGGTGCATGGATATGGTTTGGCCAAATCGCAAATGCGAGTGGTTTGTTCTGCCGAACAGATGGCGTGCGTATCTATGATTGGCTTAGCTTTACTCGCGTTGCTTGAGGGTCTTGCGATTGCCTGGCTGATTGCCGAGAACCAGCTTCTGCGCGGGCGCGTAGAGAACCTGGAGCGCGACTACATGCAGCACTTGCAGGAACACCACGGCGTTGCCTGGGTAGAGAAATACGAGAGCGACTGAAATGAAACTGGAGAACAACATCGGCTGGTGTGACGTGACCTTGAACGCCGTGACCGGCTGCGACAAGGTGAGTCCCGGCTGCAAGAATTGCTACGCTGAGGCTGGAACCAGGGCGAGGGTGCTTCGCTCGCAAGGCATCGAGACCTGGGGACCGAAAGGCGTGCGCCATCCGGTCAAGGGCTTTGCCGCGAAACTGGCGCGGCTGAACAAGCTGTGCGTGTGTGATGACTGCCATCAAACATTTCCTTTCGATATGCCAGCACCTTGCTACGGCATGAGCGTTAATCACGATGACACCCAAGGGCGAGCTTGTCGCGGCCCGCTTCGCCGCATCCGTTGTTTTGCGGACTCCAACTCCGACTGGCTCGACCCGAAGTGGCCGGTTGAGACACTGGCGGCGTTTCTGGATAATATCAGGCTAGCGCCCAACGTGGATGTGCTGCTGCTCACTAAAAGGATTGAGCGGTTTTGGGCTACAATAGGGCATGCTCTAGCCAGTGCTGAGAAAATAGAAGGCGATTGGCCAGACCGAGACCCAGAGACGGAACTGGGGCATTGGCTAAATGATTGGCACGCTCAAAGTCCACCAAACAACATCTGGATCGGCGTGTCCGCAGAGGACCAGCAGCGGGCCGATGAGCGGATACCCTTGTTATTGGAGATGCCAGCCGCAGTCAGGTTTCTGAGCGTGGAGCCGTTGCTCGAAGTGGTTGACCTTAAACTTGAGGATGGGCTGGACAGAGTAATTCCTGGACTGGACTGGTGTATTATAGGCGGCGAGAGCGGACCCAACTACCGGGACTGTGGCGTTTCGGCTATCGTGAACGTGGCCAAGCAATGCCGCGATGCGGGTGTGCCCTGCTACGTCAAGCAGGACGCGAGGACGTTGCCGGGGCATAAGGGGCGCATACCCGACGAAATCTGGCAGATCAAACAGTTCCCCAAAATCCATGAACCTCGAACAATTCTTAAAACGGTTTGAGCGCGAGCAACGGCGAAGGAAAGCGAAGTGGATCGTCACCGGGTCGCGCATTCGCATCCAAGGGGGGCAATGCCCGATTGAATTTGTGTCGGCAGTTGGCTCAGGCGATCTGGTTGTCGGTGCTAAAATGATCCAACTAAACTCAAATAGTCGGGAGGCTATCATTCGTGCGGCTGACAATGCAGATCGCTGCTCCAACAGGGTCCGTCGTCGCCTGCTCAAAATCTGCGGCTTGTGAGACTGACCGATGAACAACTCCGCGCAGCAGGCTTTAGATTTGACGTTGAACGATGTGAATACGTCAAAGGCGGTCCCGGTGTTCAGGATCGAGATACCCGGAAAGTTGCCGAGTTGGAACGAAGTGTTAGGACTCGAACATTGGATGAGATACAAGTTCAAAAAGGAACTGGCGGCAGTTTTCTTGTCCGCGTTACGAGCTACCGCCACCGGTTCCTCGATGACGACAACCTCTGCGAGAAATACCACGTTGACCTATGCCGCTACGCTGGAATCCTACCTGGAGACAGCCCGGCAACGACGAGAATTACGGTCAGCCAGGAAAAGGTTGGAGGCAAAGAACCAGAAAGAGTCCTTATAGAAGTTTTTAAGTTATGAAAATTACCGAAGCAAAATTGAGGAAGGCTTATCGCGCCGGTAACATGGCCTCACGGAAGGCTGGCGGCGATATAGTTAGACGATCATGGGATAAGGTTTCCCTAAAGAATCTTCCAAAGCTCCGACTGAAGATGTTTGAGGATGGCTTCGCGGGCTGCTGACCAGCCGGCGGCGAAACTAGATAGCGGAGTTTCTTTGTAACCTATTCGACCGACTACTTTCAGCCGTTCTTCCCAGGCCTGGCCATACGCCTTGTCGGCAGCGTTAAGCCACCGGCCCCGCAGTTGGCGGCGTTTGCGTTGCTTTGGCATCTGCGATATACGAGTCATAGGACTTCTGCGCTCTGGAAACTATGCCGTTGACTTCATCTGCGGTCAGGACCGGCTTTTGCCACACGGCAATCAAATCTCGGAGCAGCCCCAAAGCAGCCGGCCCAAGCGCGACCACCAATTGAAGTATCATTGCTGCGGTCATGGCGCCTTTGTTGTTAGCGATCCGATTAACTGCGTGAGCGCCGTCGAGGAGGCCGTCAAAGCCGCCTGCGCCTGAACCCATCCCGATTGGTCCCCATTGGCGACCGCGGCACCGTATGCGCTCTGTGCCGCAGTCATTGCCAGTTGATACTTGGCGTAGGCGTCCTTGACGGGTGCCTGCTGGTGGTCGCTGATGTTGTTCTTCACAACATACGTTGCCCATCCTTTCATCGAAGCGTCCACCGTGAGAGCCGTAGAAGCCAGCACCTTCCCGGCGTTGCTCTGCCACGTCGCGCATCCGGGCGCAAGACCGATAAGCAGGAAGCCCGATAGCACGAAGCTCGCAGCCAAGATTTCGGGGAGTTTCCTTTTCACTGGCTCACCACCTGGACTCCCTGACCGTCCGTCAACGACAGTTCATAGGTATATTTGATGGGTTTGTTGCCGCCGTTGCCAACGGTTCCACCAGTAACCCAGTTCACGCCGTCTGACGTTAGCTGGACGTTGTAGTTGCCGGGCGGAAGTGGGAAGTTTACCACCGCATACATTTCGCCCTCGGATAGGTAATAGCCGGTGATCGTCCCTGCGATAATTTGTCCTGATGTTACTTGCGCCATATTTGGTCCTTTCAGTTTTTGTTCACGGCTTCTTGTCGTCTTTTTGTTCGGGTTTGTCAATGGAATCTGTTGACCCAAATTTCTTTGTGAAGAATGCCGTGGTCCCATCACTCGGCGGCGGCAGGGGGGATTTGGCCAGGTAAGCTGCGATGTTGGTCAAGGCGCCGGAGCAGAAGATAACACCCATCGCTTTGAGGTTGAGGGTCGGCACGTCAAGGCCAACGGCTTTGGCTGCTGTCATTCCAAACCAAGAGACGAGCGAAGTCGCGCCGCCGCCAATTCCACCGGCTAGAAGCCCGTAGAACCATACTTCAAATCGTTTCATGTAGCTCATGGCTGATGCGCGTTGGCCGGTTTTCTTGCGGTATCTTTGGCCACGGCAAGTTCGAGGAGCCGCAGCCTTACCTCAATGTCAGCCACCCGGCTTTTGAGTTCCACGATTTCAGCTTCCGGCGTCAGGCTTTTCATTGACGTTTCCATCATCGTAAGCCGCGCCTCAATGCCGTGGTAGTCGTGAGCGAGCAGCCAGCCGCACAGAGACAGAACCAGCAACAGGATCGAGTTCACGTTGAATTGCTTCCCTAATAGTTCCCTCATAGGTTTTTCCTTGCTCATTTTTGGAGCCATACGCCGTTTGTCCTGACGTAAAACACCCCGCCAGTCGTCGTTAAGATAAACCCGTTCGGCGCGGCCAAGTTCGGTGTCGTCCCCAATGCAAGACTTGTGCAAGCCCACCCTCCAGGCGTGTTCGTGAGAATCCAAAACTGGTTCACGAACTGCGTGACGTAGAGCGTTCCAACCCAAAGCTGACCGCCGCTGTTGGTCCTGACGATTCCCATTGACGCCGCCGAGTTGCTGGCCATCGTCGCAAAGTCGTGGATGTCGTTCGTGATCGTGAGAATCCACTGCGCCCGGCCAACAGCCAGTAACCCGAAAAAGAAAAGCGGCAGCAACACCTTCCTCATTGGGCGTACAGTTTGAATTTGAAATTGTTGAAACTGGTTGGGTGGGAGGCGGTCCCCGCCCCGCCGCCTGTGTTCATTGGCGCGATGAAATTATACTTGCTTTCGTTTCCCACCAGTGAATTTTGCACGACGATCCAGCAGTTTGTTTTCGTCCAGTAGGTCATGGCCATCTGTCCTGAGACTGCGTTGTTCGCCGCTTGTTCGACGGGGATTTCTGTTCCGACATCGCAACCCAGTCCTGCGTCAGCCGTTACGCAAACCAGAACGCATCGGGCAATGCGCGGGACGTAGCCCAAAGGGTGAATGATGTTGTAGTTCGAGTTTCCGGCACCGGACCCAAGCAGGGTGATGTTCGTGCTCATCCAGACCGGGGACACAAGGTTTGTCGAGCCAGGGCCACCCCCAGCCGCAGTGTTTGTGCTGATGACCCACAAGGCGCTATTTGTGGTGTAAGGGTTGTTTGCTGTGTTGGAGATCGTGGCGCTCGACAGCGCGAAAGACGACAGCACTACTCCCCTCGTATCCGGCAACGGCTGTTGCAAGTTGGTTATGACGATGATGGAGCCACCAAGACCGTTGCTGGTGCCGACTATTCCCGCGCCGACTGTCAGGTTGCTCACTACAATCATGCTGTTTGTGACTCCCATCGTGAAGTCATCAACGTAGAATAATGCTGGCCCTCTAACGTGCCCTGGGTCGGCTGCGGTCGGCAAATTTGTAGTGAATCCGATGACCCATTTGTTTGAAATCCAAAGACCGGGTTGACCAGGATTCTGTCCAAACAAGCCCTTGCTGTACACAGCCAAGGCTGGCATGCTTCTTATGCTTAGCACCGGAGATTCTGACCCCGAACCCGCGTTGAACAGATACCACCCCGTGTTAGTTTGACCATTCACGTTGACAGCGCCGAAGGAGTAGGATGGGAAGCCAACAGTCCCGAGGGAGGCTTGGTTGTGTGCGCCAGAGATAATGGACAAATCACCACCAGTCACCGGCACTTTTATCATGGTCGGCTTATTATCCCCGTTCACGTCCATGACAAAGTAGTTGCTCCAAGTGTCTAAGTGATAGTTGACATAGCCCAACCTGGCATTGGCCGGTTGGTCAATAAAACTATCCACCCGAAAAATCTCATCGCCGATTTTATTCCCGTAGCCCCAACCGTATAATTCAGGATAGGAGTTAGCCCCAGTGACTTCAGTGATCGAGAACCGCCTACTGTTGTTGGTGCCGTAAATTTCAACGATGCCTCCCTGGTTATACTGCTCCGCAAAGCCGATGCCCTTAACGGTCAAGGCCGCGTTCGCGGTGCTATTATTCACCCCGAAAGCGTTGGAACTAATGATGACCACGGTACCGGTCGAGGACACAGAGAACGTGGTCCGAGTCTGGCCAAGAGTTACATTCGTCGAGAGAATGTCGAAGGCATCGTTAGTTCCCCCAATCGGCGCGATACGAAGGGTGTTTGTAAGATTCACCACTTGAGCGTCCACCCGCAAGGTGTCGTTGGAAAGGTAGGCGTAGGCGTTCGTCGTGCCCGTTGTGTTGAACCATCGAACCATGCTCGTATTAGTCATCGTGACACCACCGCTACCGTTGAGGTTAGTAACGGTAACTGCTCTTGCCGACGTAACCGCGCCAGCATCGTCCACGTTAAAGATGTTCACGTTGTTGGATGAGTAACGCCAGTAAGAGGCGCTTGGCTCAACGTGAGCACCCCAAAGACGGTCCGTGTTTGTGTTGACTGTCGCCTCTATATACCAGTTAAAATCTGGATTCGCCGGGTTTTGAAGGTTCGCCTGCATGTTTAGCAACGCCGCCAACGAGTAACTCTCATTGTTAATCACGTTGATTTGCGCGTTGACCTGATTCGGTTCGTTGCTGTCCGTCATGCTCACAACCCAAAACGGGGTTGGCCTCGTCGTGTTCTCGTTCACGTCCAAACTGACGTTGGTCCCCATAAAGAAGCTGCCGTCATTTCGGATGACGTAGGGTGGTCCCGGCCCTCCAATAACCGTATGGTTCGTGCCTGTGCTGGTCGGGAACATAAAGCTGCCGTCGTTCGTCCAGGTCGTAAGCCAGTTGATGCCTGCCGCCTCGCGGATCACGCCCTGGCCGGCGACACCTGAACTCATGACGTTTGTGTCGAGCGGATTGAACACGACTGGCGCAAGGCAGGTGAATGACGCCAACAACAAAATGAGGATGGGAAAAAGCTTCTTCATTTCCACTGTTCGAGTTTAAGCCTGAACTGAGCCGAATTAGGGTCGATTGCCGCTGGTCCCATGTTAAATGCCCTAACAAACGGCTGAGTGTTGCTGATCCATCCCTGATAAAATAGCGGATAATTGTTCGAGAGAGCGATCCATGTTGCGGTTACAAATAGAAAGTCATTCGATTGGACAGAAACCACCGGCAGGTTGACCGGCAGATCAGATACGTTTGTGGGGTTGATGGATGGAAAATTGAGCGTCACATTTGTCACGCACACATTGGTCAGTACCGAGGCGCTGGCTGACATTGCAAACGTGACCGCATTGCTAACCGTCACGAACTTTGCCTGCAGGCCTCCGTTGGTCGTCATCAGACTCACGCCGTTGGTGCTCATCCGAAGGATTTCCAGCCCTGGATTGTGGTCCGCTAGGTAGTTGGTGTTGAAGGGGTATGAGGACGTGAAGTCAGGAACGTGGCCATAGAACCGCAGTTCACCGCCACCCGGCCCCGTCGAGCCGTCCACGCCATCGTCAACGTAGTTGGTCGGGCTGTATGGGTTCGCGTAGCCCACGATACCCGGCATGTTGTAGATCGTGCCGCCGTTGAATGGCTTAACGCCGCGAGGATCGAACATCAGCGCCTTGCTGTATCCTGGGTTCGCTCCCTGCACGTTGTTGTTGGTAACGTCAATGCTGATACTGTCGGTCTTTAATTTGATCCACTCGTGGCTGCTGGTTGTAGTGCCAAGTTCAACTGCCGGATGGGGTGCCGATGCTACTGACCCACTTTCTATTTGGATGTCGGTCCCACCGTTAATGAGCAGCAACGCCCTGCCGCTGACGTGCAGGTTCATCTGATCGTAGATGCTAGCACCAGATTTCCAAAACACGCCTCCTTGATCTGGCATGGCGATGGTATTACCCGGCCCAGTGAAGGGCGGTCCCGCGTTGTTCACGCCGATGAAAATGTTGGTGTAGTCCTTAGTCGTCGGGCTGGCGATCTGCTGCCCCCCAAAGATGGCGAACTGGTTTGAGTACACAGTAAAGCCCGCAGTGTTCGACACGCCAAGGATTGCGATGCTGCCATTGGTGTAGATGCCAACACTGTAATTGCTGGCGCTATTTTGAATGACCGCCGTGTTGGTGAAGGTTGCCCTGCCACCGACAAATAAGGTGTTCGTTACATTGAGTGTTCTGACATTCAGGAGGTTTGTGACGGAAACGGCAGACGGGAACTGGAGTTGGAGTATGCCTGCGCCAGAGATTATTGCGTCCTCGCCAAACTGCATGGCTCCAGAAGCCCAAACATCTCCTGGAGTAATGCCAAGGTCGGGTGTGGAAATGCTAACATCTGCGTTGATATTCCCATGCTCAGTAATATCCCCACGAATAGTTACAGTTCCGTTAATGACGTTTGAAATGCCACCCGTCCCGGCGTCGTTCGTCCAGAATTGCACTAGATTCGTCAGACCAACGCCGTTCCCGTAGTAACTCCCCTCATACAGCGCCAACCCGTTCTGCGCCCTGACCACAAACTGATTGTTCGTCGTGCTCACCTGTTGTTTGTTCTGACCGTCGCTCCACATGAACACGCCGTCGTGGAGAACGGTTGATCTCGTGCCTGCTGCAAATGAGTTCGTCCCCTCGGCGTCGTTGTTGTGACCTCCGATAGCTACCGACTCGGACGCATGGGCTATGTTGCCAGCGCCACCGAGGGTCGCTGTATTTGAAGCGATAGCCTGGTTGACAATGCCGCCACCGACGAAACCGGGTGTTGTGATCCAGAGAGGCAGCGCGGAATAGGTATTGGTGATCCCGCCGGCACTGGCGTTGGTGAGCCAATAGGCGTTGTTGGTCGTGCTCTGGCTGTAAAGGATCGGAGCAGGGCAACGCCACGGCAGCAGCAGCAAGAGACACAAGAAAAGCTTTTTCATGGCGGTGGTGTCAGGAATGTTCCACTTGCTGTTTGCCCATCCGGGTTTTTCATCACAAACGAATAATTCGTAAAGCCCACCGGAGGGCTGCTGAAAACGACTGTGCCAACCACACGATTATCGAATATCCAGGCATTCACCAAACTTTGCCCCGTAGGAGCGAAAAACCCCATCGTGTTTGTTATGTAGGCCGATGGGCAACCTCCGCATGGCGTGATCGTCATGGTCCACTTGTTTGAATAGCCTGGCGTTCCTCCGAAGAAACGATGCGTCGTGTCGGTGTCGCTCGAAGAAGCAAAGACATAGTTCGATGGCGACGGAGATTCCAAAGAAAAACTGCCATTCAAATTCTGCGGTGGCGGCGGTGCCAGGAGCTTCATGACTTGCGTGGCCCATGCACTTATATTGTCCGCAAACTCTGACTGTAACCACACAGTCTGGTCATCGTTGGGATCACAACAGGACCAGCTATAATCACCGTAGCGCTGGACTTCGTTTGTTGGCTCTCCCAGATTGTTGAGTGGTGCATAGAGGCCATTCCATTCACTGCCGACAGGTTGGAAGGTTTGATAAATGGGACCGTTGGTGGTGATTGTCTGCCCCTCGGAAAGGTTGTTTGGCCGACCCGGAGCACTATCAAAGAGCCTCCCGGTAGCCATAATCCCCGGAATGACATTTGTTCTGGAAATGTTCCAGCCGAAAACAGCTGCACCTTGACCTGTCGGGGAAACCGCCGGATACATAAAGCCGTATGGGTTGTTGGTGGCTGGGTCGAAAATAGTTCCGCTCTGCCTTATCCACGCAAATTGTCCGTTGCTGAATCCCTTGCCGCTCACACCGATCTCATACCAACGGATGGCGCCCCTGAGGCCAAGATTGAAACTATCTCCCGTCCCTTGCTGGTTCACCGAGATAGGGTGTGCCGTCCAGATCGAACCCACGTTCTTCTGGTAAACATCTCCAACTGCGGTTGACTTGTGCATGCGCGAGAAGCAAAGCCTGTTGTCTCCAGGGTCCAATCCGGGGGTAGGAAACGGAGTATCTGGGAAGCCGCTGATATGGCGCACCAACGGCTGTGGCTGTGGATTGGGAGGCGTGGGAGCGTAAGGAACCATCAAGCTAACACTGTGCTCTATCCCAGGATTGTTCCTGTTGGTTATGTTCAAAACCGTCATGTGGACAGCATCTCCCACCGTCACATAGCCAACCAGCGCATTCGTGTCCAGATCGTCGTTCTCGACCGGCCTTGGGGATGGACCGGTGGCAATGGCATTTTGCAAGGACAAATTGAAGTCAACTAATATGACGTAGCCGCCGATCCCGGTGTTCACACCGATCAGTAATCCAAACCGATCAATGGCCATGCGCGGTTCGTCTATAAAGGTTCCCAGACCGCCCCCGGCTCCAATTCCATGAAAAGTCCATACTGTACCGGCATTTATCCACCAACCGTCACTCTTTGCCAGAAGTAGTATATTCGGATTGGCCACATCAATCGCGGACACATACCATTTCTGCGTGATTTTGTCGTAGATTACATTTGGATCAGTCACTCTGTCGCTTCGAATAGAAGCGAAGAAATTGTTAATGTCGCTGTTGAACCCGACGCTGTTGCCTTGTTTGTCAAAGCCCACAATTCGGTCATTTGTCACACTTACAAGATTGGTCGGGCCTGCTGCAATCCCGTTGTCTGGCGGGTAAACGAACGTAGTCTGCAAATTAGACCCAATAAGGAAAGTGGAGATCTTTGGGGTCCAATTTGTGAACCTGATCTGAGGGTGCGGCGCGAAATTGGTTATGCGAACTGAACTGCGGGCCATGATGTTCGACACCGCCTCCCTGACAAAGCCGTTAGTCTGCGCCGAAGCGATTCCAGCCAGAACCAGCAGCCAAATCAAAAAGAGACAGCGCTTCATTCATCAGAACCAGGCAAGCGATTCGGGGTTCCACAACCACATCTTTGTGGGTTGATCAAGATCGTAGGCAAGTGCTCCGACACTCGTATTGGTCGGTGGATTGGGTGGCGCGTTGCCGGCGAAATGACCTGCAATCGGGCAGCAGCCGGTCCCACTCCCGCCGCCGCTGTTGATCTGGTTCAGTAGGTAGATGATGACCGACTCCCGCATCCCAGGCGGGATGCAACTGTCCACGCACGTTGCGGCCTGCAATAGACTGTTTGTATTGAGCGCCACGCCGGCAATCAGGCTAAGGAGATAGATTTGGACCGAAAGCTTCGCCCCTTCCGGTATGCACTGATCCACACACGCCGAGTTTTGGACCAATTGATTCGTGCTTTGGGCTGCCATGACATATCACTCCATCATTGACGCCATGCTGCCCTCCTCGGGCATCGGCGCTTTCTCGGGCATCGGCTCTTCCCCTTTATCTTCGGACTTGCCCTCCGTGGCGTATTTCACCTCGACCTGATCGTCGTGCAGTCGGACCACCTCGAAGACAAACTCGTCTCCGACATTGATCTCGTGCCCACCAAACATGTCCTTGTTGAGCAACCCGGTCTTCTCGTCGCCCTTGTCCATCTCGCCTTGCGCCTTCGGCTCGGCTGCCGGCGCTGCGTCGTCGTAATAATCGGGCTTCGGATTACCGCGCCCCGGATTGTCATACGGCATAGTTGACCTTTCTGTTGAGGCAGAGCCGCCCCGCCCATCTCAGAGCGGCCCTGCCAATTCAACCCCAACTCTAAACAAGGATCATTGATCCGGCGTTCCACTCAGCGGCGTCGGCGTCGGCGTCGGTCCCAGCGGCGGGATGGTGCTGGTCGGCACACCTTCGTTGAACGGCGCAGTGGTGTAGAGTTGCGCGAAGCTGCCAGGCAGCGGGCACGCAGGCAAATCGCTCGCGTAAGTCTGAGCCGGGTAACCGGGATCAGGCGAACAGTTGGTGATTTCCGGCACGCAGAACTGCTCCCGTTTGTGGAAGAACACTTCCATGAACTCGTAGTGCAGCGGGCGCACATAATACATGAAGTCAGAGATGAACTGACCTTTGTTGCGCCGTTTGTTGACGATCACCTTGCCGGCCTGGTCGGCGCCCAAGTTGTCCATGACGAACTTCCACTTGCCGCCGAAGTCACGGTGGGCAAAGGGCGTTTCCTTGTTCATCATCGCGCCATCGGGCACCAGCAGTTCCATCCCTTTTTTGTGGTGGATCTGCGACAGGCAAAACGGGGCACGCTCGAAGTCCGGGTTTTCGTCGCTGCCGATGCCAGCCGCACCGCCCGCGCCAGTCGTGATGCTGTTTTTATACGGAAGCACGACCTGGTAACGATAGCGGTTTCCGTTGCCGCCGTTGGCGTTGGCACCGAGGTCGGACACAAAGTTAAACCGCAGGTTCATCGGGTCAACACGGACCATGTAGTTCGCGATCTGGCCGCTGAAACCATAGCGCCAATACTTCGTGCTCTCGTCAAATTGCGTGAAGCGCCAGTTGCCAAGGACATTCGGGTTGTCCGTGCCGCCGACCCCCTGCTGGCCACCCAGATGTTCCAGTTCCCAGGTAGTGTCCATGTCGGACACAAGCTCGATGAAGGGAGAGGTGTCAGCGAACGGGTTCTTGCCAGCATAACCCTTAAGCATGAGCGGATTGAACCGGCGCTGGAGCATCTGCGGCGCGAGCTTGAACACCCGTGTCGGTGCCGCCGAGCAATCGAAGAATTGTTCCTCATCGGCGTTCGGGCCGGCAAGGGTCCATTGGAATGTGAACACACCGTCCGTGCTCGGCTGGCCGATATTCGCATTGGCGACGTTGCGGATCTTGGACCAGAGCAAGTGCCGTTTGCGGAGGAAATTGGAAGAAATCGCCGTGGTCGCGGGACGCAGGATCTCGGAGATGATCTGGTCAATGTGCTGCATCGCGTGCGTGATGTGCATGTCCTGGTCGTAGCACAGCAGCGGTGTGCCCCAGTATTGCTGTTCGGCATAGTAAGTCAGCCGGTCAGCGCCCCAGCCGATTTGATGCTCGGTTGGATCGCACGGATTGCCGGAACAGCCGGGACCGTTCGCCACCTTGCGGGTCCAGGTCTTGGTGGTGTTCGGCCACACAGAACGGAACCGGTCCTGGGTGATTTCAACCGGTGTCCCGATCGGTGATGTGCCGGTGGATACGTTCAGGAGCCATCCGTCTGTCGGTCGGATGTCCTCCATTATCAGTTCGTCAAACTTCGGAGTTTGATCGACAAAAAATTGCGGGAAATCGCACGCAGCGATAATTTGTGATGGCGGGCAAGCCATAGGTTCTAAAAACGTAATTGGTTAATTCCCCGGAAGTCTCAGGCAGTCCGTGCCTGCTTCCGGTGTTTTTAGAACCTGATTGCGGCAGCTTGCGTCGGTTCCAATTAAGCCGCGCCAGTGATGACGGGTTGGTGGCCCGGATGGAATGGCTCCATCTGCTAATAGCCCTTTACGACATATTGCCCGAATTTGTCAACACTGATTTTACAATAGGCGTTCCAAACGTCTCAAACCACTGCTTTTCAGTCTTGACCGGGTCCAAGCATTTTTTGCATACGATGACGAATTGTTGAATGCTGTTGTCGAAACAGAGCATCGCTTCAGTTCGCTCTATATCCCGATCACAAAGATGACAGTGTTCAATCATCCCGGTTTAGCCCTCTTTTGCAGTTCAGCCATCATCCGGTCGCGGGCGCTTCCGGCCTGCGCTGGTGCAGCTGCTGTGGTGCTCCCCGCCACTGCGGGTGTGCTCCCTTTGTAACCGTTCAATTTCGTCTCCAGATCCTTGATCTTGGCCTCGGCCTTGAGCAGCGCGTGTTTCATCGGACCAAAGGCCGCAGCCCGCATCCTGATCGCTGTGTGCATCCTGACGATCGTAGAACGCTCGTTCTTGGTCAGTTTGGGGTTGTTCGGGTTGGACGCAAAAGCCTTGTCAACCAGTTCAAAGCCTCTCTTCAACCGGTCGTTCCATTCGGTATCGCCTTCGACCTCGTTGAAGTATCTGCCGTTCGCCTGGTCGGCCAGGGCGTCTTTATTCGCCGCCGCCCATTCTGTTTTGATGTCTTTGTCCAGTTCAGCCATCGCCCGCTGGACGGCTTCGCTCGTTTGTTTCTGGCGCTCGGCGCCGTTCTTGCGGGCATCTTCAAGGGCAGATTGCTGTTGCTCGAACAATTGCCGGATCTCCTTTCGATGGGCCATGGCATCATCGGCAAATGCCCCAAAGAGTTGCTCTGCCACCTCGCGTGCCTTGCCCAAAGGCAGGTTCACCAGTTCCAGCAGGTCGGCTGGTGCCACGTTGCGGACCTGGCCGGCTGCGTCGGTGATCGTCAATTCGCTCAACTCGGACATCGCACGTTTCCAGGCATTATCGTAAGGCTCAACATGTTTGGCCTTGAACTCCGCTGATTTGCTGTAGTCCACAAACCTGATTTCGTCCTCAAGCTCTTTGACTCGCGCCTCGGCCTTGGTGAGGCGTTCGACCTCTGCCTTGGCTTCGGCTTCGGGTCTGAGACGCGAGCGTAACTCGGACGCTTCCGTCTCAGCCTTGAGCCTTGCTGCCTTCTCGGCTTCGAAGAGCTTCCAGGGATTCTTGCCCTTGCCCTCTGGTTCGGCTGGCTTCTCGGTAGGTTTCTCAGTTGGCTGGGGAGGCGGTGTTTCTGGCTTCGGTTCAACGGGCTTTTCTGTTGGCTGCGCCGGCGCTGGAGGTGGCGCGGGTTCTTCGATGCCCGCTTTCTTTTTCAGGTCAGAGAACAGCCGTTCACGGGCGCTCCCCGGCTTGAGCGGTTTTGCCGGCTCATTCGCAGTCGGCGCTAATACATGGATTTCCTGCGACGGCGCTCCCAGTGGTTGTGCTGGTGCCGTCGGGGCTTCGAGTGTTGCTGGCATAGGCTTTATGGGCGATGCGACAAGTTGTCCTTGTCAACGATTACTGGTGTCGGCGGTTTCTCGGAAAGATTGCGGAGTGTCTGCACGAATTCCTGTGCCCCTAGCAACCGGAAGAAGCCCGGTGCCGCTCCTGCCGTGTCACTCGTGGTCGCGAGGATTCGAGCCTGGTATTCGAGCATTGCGAAGTCGAGCGCCCGTTGTAACTCGGGCGAATCTACGAGCGTCCGATGCTTGCTCAGATTGTCCGCGGAGGACATAAACCGCTGTTTGGGCGTTGGGTTTTGAACTGCTTGGGGTTGGCTCATAGGTCAATAGAACTTGTGGCCTTTCTTCCACTTACGGCTTTTGAATGTTTTTCTGCGGGGCGAAAGCATCTGGCGCAGGAGGATCTTGAGCAAAGGTTTTGATTCTGCGGGCGTGCTGACCCGGATGCCCTGCGGCGGGTCGTTCTTGGGAAATTCAACCGGTATCGTCTGCTCAGTCATTTCATCTTTTTCTTGCGCTTCTTCCGTTTGGTTTTGCGGTCATACCTCGGCGTCTGATCCACCATAGATTGTGGAGCCGAGTAGGTGCTTTGCATCGGGCCGCTCATGTCAGGACAGTAGAAGGTTCGGGGACATCGTGTCTATCAGAAAATGGAATCCCTTTGGATTCGGCTTCCTGAATCTCCTTGAACAAGGCCGCCAGAGGTTCGATGTGCAGGTCCACCGGTTGATCTTTCAACGCTTCCCCAACCGCTTTTAATCCATCCAATACTTCCTGCGGCGTATCGCCAATGGCCACGGCGCACCCTACATCTTTGTCTCCCTTGTCTCCATGACACGGCGGCTGATGGAAGCTGCCATCGTAATAGGCGCAGGCATAAAGCTTCACCCACCTCTGGACTTCTTCTGGGACGGTGATGGAACTCCAGCTGTCCCTGTGGCCACGGCATTCGATCAACGCTTCGCCGCAGAATCTTCCTGCCCACTCGGGCTGAACCAATTCTCCATCGGCCCCGCGCCACACAATCTCGGAGAAGTTGGATAACATCTCCAGTTGTTCCTCACCGGCAGGCGATGGACAGCGCAGGCAGGGGTCCAGCCAGAACGATTGCTCATCGGCAATGCGTATCTCGGAAGAAATGAAGTTGGCGTAACGCGCCTCGCCAAGAACTTTGCTTAGGGCACGCATGGGCGACCAGACTTCTTCGGGCATATCCTGCTGTTTCTTGACCGTGGCAAAATAACTTTTGTCCTTCTTCTCGTAGCCGATGATCACCTCATCGGGATAGTTTCCCCAGACGTTGTAAGTGTCGGACCCGGATTCAATGTTGGTCTTGATGGGTTCCTGAACGTAGAACACTATGCCGCTCGCCAGACGCCCGAATCGGATAGCCAGCCTGTCCAGTTCGTTATCAATTTGAGGTGGTTCCTTTGCTTCCCAGGTTTCCATGTCCCCGCGCAAACGGGAGATTTTTACAAAGCACGGATCGCCCTTTCGTTCTCGAAGAAACACTCTGAGGTTCTCCAAACCTTTGATGCGGTGCGTCCTGGGCATTGGCAATCCAAGCTTTTCGCATTGGTCGAGCCACAATCCCCGTTTCTGTTCCAGACTCGATGCCGTTTTTGAACCCCAAACCCGGAAGCCCTGACTTTCCAAATAAAGCTGTAAACCGGCATCACGGCAGTCGGGCACAACGAAGCAGTCTATCGTGTTGATCTCAGGCCAGAATTCCTCCACCCATCGCACACCTTCATGTCCGTCTCCAAGGCACAACTCGCCCAAGGTTTCAAACTGCTGACCGTTCGGGCGATGATATATCACTTCCCTGGCGTCCCTGGCCAGCCGCTCGGCCACGGGAAAAAACGTGCCCCGGTCAATCACGCAAAATTTAACCTCGGCAACATCTTTCATGGTCGCTTTGGTTCGTTCCACATCAGACTCGCTTCGTGAACGCTCCTGGCCGACACATGGCGGCACCCCCATTTTGAGCACAGGATTTCCACTTTGCGGTTGGCCAGATGCACCCGCGCTTCTGAGTGGCACATCGGGCAAGGTTGCAGTCGGCTGGTCATCGCCAATGATTTTCTGGACAGTTTAACTTCTTTGCCTGGAGGTAGCTTTGCCATCACGAAATCCAGAAATTCACCGAGTCGCGCCATCATTCGTCCTCGTCGTAATAGGCAGAATGCGGGTCGTCATCAAACCGGTCGTCGTCGGCCCATTCTTCCGGCATTGTCATTCCTCCATGTTCGTCATCCGGTTGCGGTTGATCTCGCTGGCGGCAGTTAAATCTTTGGCTTGCAAATCAGCCTCATGCTGTTGCGCTTTCTGCTTCAAATCCTGCTCAAACTGTATCTGCCGCTGTGCCGTGCGCTGGGCGTGACTCTGCTTGGCCAGGTCGCTCTTGGTCTTGGCGGTCATCATCGTCGCCTGAATCTTGGCTGCGTCCTTCGGGTCCATCTGCGGCTGGCCATTCTGCTTCTGGGCCTGCTCCTGCAACCGCTGTGCGAATGCTTTCACCATGTTCATGATCTTGCCCAGGGCATCGCCGTAGGCTTTTACCCGCGCTTTTTCCGTCTTGTCCTGCGCGATGATCTTGATGTGTTCTGAGATGTGACCAGCCATGTTCTGTAGTCCGAGGATTTGCTGTGGCGTGGCCATCCCGCCGCTCTTTTGAATCTGCGCCACAAGGAGCGCCATGTCTTGAAGAAGCGTTTCCACATATTCGATGTGATTCATCCCGGTCTTGATTCCCACCGGCAATCCCTGCATCAGCACGCCGGCAGCCAGTTGCGCGTCATGAACGGAGTCCGTCACTCTGACGGGTTCCTCCGGCACCAAAGCATCGGCCCGTCCTGGGTCATCGCTAATCGCCAGCACAAAGTCATGCAGGATCTTTCGCTGCGGTTCGGGATCAAACTTATCCCGCGTTTCCATCAACATCTGGGCGATGGTCATTTCCATGGTCTTATTGCCAGCACCCATGACCCGTTCGGGTTCCGTTTCCCAGCACTGAATGTCCAACAGCTTTTCTGGCAGTCCCTGCCGCAGCATCTTGGCCTGCGCGTCACGCACCTCGGGATCGGAACTGTCCTTGATGAAGAACCGCCTCAGGATCTCGCGGTTCTCGAAATTTTGGTAGAAGTAAGCCTGGTTGAGAGCCGCGGCCACCAGCGCCGTCATGTTGTTAAGTTCGGCCATCACCTGGAACTTGGTCTTCTCGGTGCGATCCGCAGACATGTTGGGCTGGGGCGCATACGACCCTGCATTGGCCGAAATCAACTTGGCATTCTCGGATAGCCCGAACTGCACCAACCCCTCGTTCACCTGCCACCGTTCGTTGGCTGGCACGGGCGATAGGGTTTCGTCAATGAACCCGCGATCAAAGAGATTCAGGTGCAGCGCCTGCTGAACGTCTTCCATCGATTTGACCCGGAAAAGCATCATCAACGTCTCGAACACCGCGGCCGATACTTTGCACCGCAACCGGTTTTGAAGGTGGCAGACCGCGTATAGCAGGTAGCCCAAGGACCGCACCGAATGATATTTGAAGGGTGCCACGCTGGAGAGGTCCGCGAACTGGAAGGCGACGATCTCGCTCATCTTGTCGGCATACTTCTTGTCGCCCGATGTATAGAGGAATTCACGCTGTGGCCCGCTGAAGATGCCCATGCCACGATCGCCCTTCCGTGCCATGGTGTAACGCCCACTGCTCGCTGCCGGTTCGCTCCAGGCATCCAGAACTATCCGTCGCATCCAACCCTGCTCCGAGGTGCCAGCCAATCCTTGTTCCGTCTGCCGAAAATAAAAGTCGTAGCAATCGATGGTCGGCACTGCGTCCCCGGCGTAAATGGTGCCGTCGCTCTTCAGCCGTTCTGCCATCTTTTCCGGGGACCAAACATCGGGCCACGCAGTTCCAAGGAGCGCCATTGTCTCGCGATCAACCCATTCCAGCACTGAATCCACCAGCGGCTGGTTCCAGCCCGGATCTTTGTGCGGTGCCTTGGCCAGACGGATAAGTTCCGGCGCCGTGAAACTGCGGTAGACAATGAAGAACGGCACATTCTGCATGGTCAATAGGGTATTGGAAGGAATCAGAATGTCCTCGATTCCAACTGGCATTGGACACCACATGTCGCAGTTCTCCCACACACCAGGTCCAATCCCGTGCAGAACATCACTAGCGAAGGTCGAACGCTGCTTCTCGAAGTAGAGCAAGCTCCGCTTCATCTTGCGCGTGATCTCGCGGGTGACCACCGACCCGTAATGCTGCCGCTTGTGCTTGGCACCTGAGTCGGTGATACAGGAAAAAAACTTCCCCGGTTTCAGGAAAGCATTGTAGAACTGGGAACGTCCGTCATGAGCCAAGCGCGTTGGCTCAAGGAAATTGACGTTGATGGCGATGTTGTTCTGGTTGACCTCGTCAGCAGTATAAGGCGGGTGCCCGTTGAAAAGGTTGTTGATTCGTGCACGATCAAGGCCGCGCTGATACTCGGCAAGCCTCATTTCATAGGCCAAGCTTTCGACTTGTGCAGCATCGTTGAAGCGCATGTCAGTACCCGCTTATCCATCTTTGCTTTGTGAATGTCAACACTCTATCGGTAGGCCAATTGCTGACCGTGCCAGAGTTTGCTCGCCTGCTCGCGCAATTTCCGTTTCCAACTGTCACTGCCAGGTGTCGTCACCTCCAGGTCTACACCCAGCTTTTCAATTCGGAAACCAAGTTGCCTTGCCCCCTCAAATCCGACGCAGTAACAGTCGGCCAAGTCCGGTGAACGACCGATCTTCTGCTTCATCTTGGCCTTAGGTTCCACTTCGATCTTGTTGCCGGCTACCGTTGTCCATTCGCGCTGCGATAATTCGTTGATCACCTCATCAGTCAATCCGCGGCATTGGTTGGCCTCGATCAATAGCCGGGTCGAATACCAGAACTCGGTAATCCGTTTTGAGTAATAGTCACAGCACAAAACATCGATATTCTCGGACACCTTCCGTTCGCTCGCCGTCCCGCCGCAATCAATCGAGTTCACCCGCGGCGACCATAGCCGTCCAAAGGCAGTCACCAGCGAAGTTCTCATTCCTGAATCGAAGAAGAACCGCTCTGGAGGCACTCCCCATCCTTCACAGTGGAACATGACGGCTTTGACAATCTGATCCTCGGGCATGTCAGACCCGATATTGGCGTTAATGGGAATGACCAAGGTGTCAACGAGCGCGAAGATCTGACGCGTCTTTTCCTTGCGCTGACCCGTGACCAATGCCTGCGTGACCTCTTCAATCAGTTGGCTTTGTTCGATCGCTTCGTGGCCAAACTCCATGTGCATCAGAACGCAACGGTCCCCGCCAACGGATCTGTAGGCCGCATCCAGGGATACGATGCTTGTACGAGTCGTGTCTCTCCAAATCGGATCGTCTTTGGCATGGAATTTGAGGCACATCTGGCGGGTGACAACACGGCGGTTGCCTTGGCCTCGGGGCATACGACCTTCGTCCATCATCGTATACCACACCGAATCCACACCGTAGAAAGCAACGTCCCGGTCGATGGCTTCCTGTGAAATCAGCGGGATGCCAAGCTTGCCGTCTTTATTCGGTGAATCGCTGCCGACCAGTTGAATGCAGATTCCGTTGG